TTGCCCTTCGCCAGCAGGCGCTTGACATAGGTGCCAAACTCCTTCATAGAACCGACCGGCAGCGTCAGCAAAATTGGAATCAGCTCGCCTTCGCGGAGAATGTACAGCCGCCGCTTGTTTTTGCAGGCTTTCCCGCCGTTAGGATCGCTGCCAAACTGATTGAGTGGGCATTTGTCACAGCGTCCGCCTGGATCACCGCTGCCATACACACCGTCATAGGAGCCACAGTCGGGCGGATTGCTGCCTCCGGTATAGCCCTCCCTGTAATACATGAACATGGGATGGTGATAGAGGATGACTCCCTTAAACTCCTTCGCCATGTCCGTCTCGCCGGGCAATTCGCCGGGCAACTCGAAGGCCAGGCCACCCGCCGCAGGGATGGAAACATGGTCGAAGCTGATGCTCATGCCGTTAAGCTCCGACATGATGGCATCGGCCAGGTTGAAGTCTTTGAGCGCGGTATAGTTGTTGACAACCGCCAGCTCCGTGTTCTTGCTCATAATTACCTTCCTTTCTTATCGGGCGGCCTTGCGCACGCCCACGTTCTTTTGCGGGTAGTCCCTGATGAGGTCGTGCAACCAGTCCGGCATTTCGTTGTTGTTCTGCTCGACCTGTTCCTTCACAAAAGATTGCAGGGTGTTGGCGTTCACGGTTTCCGTAATCATGCCGCCGTATCCCTCGCTGCGTAGCGCCGCGAACAGTTCTTCCTTGCGACCCTCCATCGCGCTGTACCGATGCTTCGGCATAAAGATGAACATGGTGCCGTTCCGGGTAAAGTTCTGCGTTCCCGAGGCGTCCATGATCTCATACAGATTGGCCTCCGCCTCGGAAATCTGCGCGTTCGTGGCTTTGAGCCGGGCCTCCAATTCCGCCTTCTCGTCCCGAAGGTCTTTGAGGTAGTCGGCCCATTCAAACATCGTTCTTTCTTCCATTTACACCTCCTGAGTGTCAGTTGAAGGGATTGGCTCCGGCCCTGTATTCGTCCACCAGGGTCTTCGCCAGGTTTGCCTTTTCCCGAAGCGCCTTCATCACCTTTTCGTCCACCGTCCCTCGGGCAACCAGGTGGATGTAGGTGCATTCATTCTTCTGTCCGGCGCGATGGATACGGCAGCGGGCCTGCTCATAGTTCGCCATGTTGTAGTCCATCGAATAGAACACCATGAGCGTCGCCGCCGTCAGTGTCAGCCCCAGGGCCGTCGTCATCACCTGGCCCACGAATACCTTGACCTCGGGATCTTCCTGGAAAGCCTTTACCAGCTTGTCGCGCTTCTTCACGTCGCCGTACACCATTGAGTAGCCGATTTTCTTCTTGTCGAGCATCTTTCCAATGGTCTGCACCTCGATAACGTGTTCAGCGATTACGACCACCTTCCGGCCATCCTCCACGGCCCCGTCGATAATGTCGGCCAGGGCGTCCAGCTTCGCGCCGGATACCTGGATCAGCGACCCGTCCTCGTCCCGCTTCATAAAGCCCCCGGTAAGCTGGCCGAGCCGCATTAGCTGGGTCAGGACATTGGTGACGGTAACGGTTCCACCGGCGAGCTCTGCGTAGCTGTCCCGGACAAGCTGTCGGTATAGCCTGGCTGCCTGGGGTTCAAGCTCCACGCGCTGGGTAATGTCGGTGTATTCCGGGAGATCGAGGCATTCCGCCTTTGTCGCCCGGAAGGCGATGCTGTGCAGGCGCTGGGTGAATTCGTCCTTCATGGATCGCTTCATCACCGGCGTATAACCGCCATAACCCACCATATCGAAGTAACAGCTTCGGAATTGATAGAAAGAGTTTCCGAAGATCGTTGGGTCGCAGAATTTGTACTGCGAGAACACGTCCACCGGCTTATTCGTGATAATCGTGCCGGTCAGCAGCAAGCGGTATTTCGCCAGCGCCGCCAGTCGGTGCAGGGCTTTGCTGGCCGAGGCATTGTGCGTCTTGATTCGGTGGCCCTCGTCGCAGACGATCATGTCAGGCCGCCAGCGAGCGATTTCCTTCTCCAAACGCCAGGCGGATTCGTAATTGATTACCATGACCTGCAGCGCCTTCCCGGACATATGCCGGATGGTGTCCGTCTTCTTCGCCGCCGTGCCTTCCAGCACCAGCAGGCTGTAATCATATCCGGCGAACCTGTCGAATTCATCGCGCCAGACGCCGAGGATGGAGAGGGGAGCGACGATCAGCAGCCGGGAGATCAAGCCCACTTCGCGCAGCTTGCCGACAATGCCGATAGACGTGAGCGTTTTGCCGGTTCCCATCTCCATCAGCAGCGCGGCCCCGCCGCCATGTTCCAGCCGATCCAGGGCGAAGGCCGCCGCCCGCCGCTGGTGTTCAAAAGGTGCCGCCCGGATCGGGAGCGAGATCATTTCATCCTGCATTGATACCTCCGTTCATCGTCTGCCTCGTTTTCGGTGAGCCGTATTCCACGAGCATTTGCCGCAGGACTTCGCGCTGCTGCTCCGTGGCCGATTCCATTAGCAGGGAAAGGACGGCCTGCTGCTCCCGGGACAGAATGTTGCGGTGGGGATGATACCATTCGGCAACCCGGACACAACCGCCGTTCCCGCGAGAGGTTTCCAGTGGAAATTCTCGCGTCAACGTTTTTATATCGGTGCGGATGGTATTCAGACAAACGCCCAACTCCCGTGCGAGGTGGGGGGCCGTTTCGCTCCTGCGAGCGGTAAGAATCCGCATGATTTCCTGCCGACGCTCTATCGCTGTCACAGCCCCCTCACCTCCTTTTCCTTAGCTCTGGCCCGTAGGTTACAGGTCAAACCACCAGCCTAATTGGTGGTTAAAAAATACTTAACACACATAAATCGGTCAAAAAACAGGCAAATAGGCCGCCGACCTGTGGGAGGATAGACCTCGCCCCTGATCAGTGAAACCTATTTGCCGGATTCATGCCAGTTCGCGCTGGCTCCAATACTTCGACAAATCCAACAGCGCAGAATTCCGTTCCTAATGATACTCAGTCAAATCCAACGTAACCATCTGCCTGTGTGGGTTGTTTTAGGTCGTCATATCCGCTTTTCTCTCCTTCTTCGTCCTCAACAGTAAAATATGGATAGCGAGCTTCTCAACTATGATTTCCAGTTCTGATCCGCACTTGGGGCAGGTCATATAGACTTTACTCCCAGGTGTCGTTTTTCCCACTCGGTATCCACACAAACAACAATGAGCCATGTACAAGACTTCCTTCTCTGTCAGTTCAAGCATCCTGTATCCTTTCCGGCTCCACCAAGTCCCTCAACCATGCTGTCGTAGGACGTACCAACAATCGGGCATTGAGATAGGCCATTTGCAATGTCAGGCAAGTGTGGCCGTAATAATACCCGTCTACAGTTGACAATGCCATTGCCAAGTCTGGGTGATCCGGATTGGTCAAATAAATCGGCATTAGGTGCTGGATACAACTTTGAAACACCTGCGGCACTACTATCGATGGCGTTACCAGAGCACGTCTGCGGCCAAGTTCAACTGCAGTTTCCAGTAGCAATGGCAGGTTCCATGCATCGCGGAGCGACTCCGGAAGCCTTTTGATATTTTCCTCGTCACCGAGGATGTGATCGATGTTCACTCGGATTTCCCATTCCGGAAAAAAATCACAAGTGGGCAGTATAGATGAATATACCGGTCGCTTCGGTAGAGGTTCAACATATTTCAGTAGGGGAGATGATTTGTCCGCCCAACCCTTGAAATACCAGTCCAACATGGAATTCTTGCGTTTGTTTCGTTCAAAGCACATATAAATTCCGTCGTACCGTTTTGTAAAAAGGCCCGTATGGAAACAGGCAAACTCATTACGAACATAAAACGCCTGATCCGCCTTCACATAGTCGTCTGCAGTAATGTGTGCGATGGCTTGCTTATGAAAGATAGCTTTGATGTATCTTTCCAGAATGGGTGTCCTTAGATTGGCTCCTGTCTTTCCCGGCGCAACAAAACACCACGGCTCCGGCAAGGCCATGTGAGAAAGGTCGTCCAGGCAATCAAACCACGAAGCAATGTAGGAAAAATCAAAAAGGCTTGTTTGGATATTCACGGTCTCACTCCTTTTCACTGTAGATATGTGCTTTATGATGTATATTTGACATACATCATCGTGAATACACAGTCAATTACATACATCGTAGAATACCTAAGAGGTGACATACGATGAATGCAATAGAGGCTTTAGGAAGTGTCATAAAGGATACTCGGCTGCGGCTCGGCTATACTCAAAGCCAGGTTGCTGAGAAAGCAGGCGTAGAAGTCCGAACCATAATGTACATTGAGAATGGAAAAACAAATCCCACCTGGGAAATTGTTTTCCCGCTGATCCGCGCATTGGAGATTGATCCCCGCGCCGTCTTCTATCCCGAATTGAACCGGGAGGATGAAGCCATGTCCCATATGCAAATTCTCCTTTCCAAATGCAGTGAGGATGACATACAATCCCTGATCCCCATCTGCGAAGCCGTCCTCGGCGTGTTCCATGAGCGGGGCGGCATTCAGATCGAGGAGAAATAAAAACAGAGCCTGCGTCCTATCTTGTTTAGGAAGCAGGCTCTGCGCGTTATGCGTCTGGCTCTTTGCTTATCACCATTTTCAGTTTTGCGATGTTCACGACGGTTTCTCGCTTGCACTTCGGGCAGTACAGCGGAAAGTACAGCAATACCGTTTCTTCGTAGACCTTCAATCGCGTTTTATGCTTGCAGCGCGGGCATCTAACCCATAGATTCTTCCTTGCATCGTTCTCCATTGTCGGCCTCACTACAGTTGATAATGAAGGCTATACTCTTCCGAGCCGGCGGCCACATCCATATCCAGCTCAACCGAAGCAAGCTCCAATCCCTCCGGTATTTCGCACAGTATGACGAGTCTGCTTTTTCCCATCGGCAGCAGGGCTGTGCCAAATGCTGCTCCTTTATCCTTCTCGCAATGCACGGTGCAGCTATAAGAAACGTCGTTCACGCGCAGGGTGGCCCGGAGCATCGTGGACACCTCCATACTGATCCCGGAAAGATTGGCAATTTCACCGTCCAGGGCCAGGAGCGAATTTGAACTGTCCGAAGGCTCTTTGAGCTCCATGGGGTCGGTGGCAATCGTCGGGGAGACGGAGCGGGTGTTCCATATCCTGTCAATCCGAAAGGAAAGCTGCCCCTCCAGGATGTACTTAGTATTCAGGAGCGCGCCTTCGACATCATCCGTGAAAGAGATGGAATCCACGGATGGCGAAACAGGGGTGTTCTCATGCGGAGTGCCTTTCAGGCATTCAATCAACGCCCTGTCCGCCATGCCCGTCGTGGCCAATCCATAGTATTGCTGAGCCTGGCGCGTCGAGCTCATGGTCACTTTGCCATAGTTGCTGTCCGGAGTGGCCGTAAAGAAGGCGTTGTCCTTCAGAAGCTGTTGATATGCCTTGACTGCCGCGCTGTTTTTCGTATCCAGGCACAGCGTGCCTTTTTCCAAAGCGGGCCAATCCGCAGGGTAATCATTTGGATTAAGCGCAACCGCCGCCATTTCGGCCCTTTCGGTATCCCAATAGGCCGAGTTCAGATCCCATAGGGAATAGCTGGCGGGCCAGATCGTCAGAAATTCGCTGATCGCCGGCAAGGCCATTGCTTCGAGGCGCTGCCGTGCGTTTTTGGCCTCCGCAGGCTTGACGATGGTCGTTCGGAACACCTGCTTTTCACCGATGATGCGCACTTCCCCGCCCTGTGTGCCAAGGCTCCGAAGAAGCGCCATGCCTTCTTCATTGATCGGCAGGACAAACTGCTCTCCCTGGCGGTCATGGCGGTCGTTGAGATTGATCGCCGTGGGCTTGCATACGAAGTCATATCGAACCCCGCCTGTGGAAATAGAAAGCGCCTCCGCTTTCAGCGCGCCGTTGCGCAGCAAAACCACATGAAGCACGGGCTCCATCAGCGACAGTCCCCGGTTTCCCCGTATGCCCGGATAGATGACACATGCGCCGTCCGACATCAGGCCGCTTATATCGCTCTGCCCGGCGGTACTGATCATCTGCTGCGACAGAAGGCCATGCACAGACCAGTTTCCCGTCGTCTCGTCGATCTCATAGCTGGAATAGCGTTCAAACTGTTCGTTGGCGTCCAGCTCGGCAGCCAGCGTCAGGGCTTCCGCCTGCGCGAACACGCTGCCAAGCATCACAATGGTGATGAGCATGATTATGATTTTGCGCATGATCTAACCTTCCTTTCAAATCGAAGCGTAATGAGAGCGAGCACACACCAGAGACTTGTTTGCGCTGTGTCCCGTCCAAGAAGCACGTCGCGGATCGTCGGTACAGAGCGAGGTCGATTTCGAAAAGCACGTATCTGCTCGCCATAGAATGACAGATCAGACCAGCGCGAGGGCAGCAGCCGAACCGGTACACAATACATCAGGGCGATCACTATTCCCAACAGAGCAATACAGAACGCTACATTAGAAACCACCTTCCAGCCTCCGGATTGCCTTCTCATCCTCTGGATTCCCGACAGGACGATCAGCGTCCAGGGTAAACCGCATAGTATCCACAGTAGCCTTGCCGTCTCAGTCCCGGACAGACTGAATGGGTCCGCTTCATCGCCGAGGGCGGTAATGAGTGTTGTCAGCGACTCCCGGTGGTCCACGGCAAAATGGTCATAGACGGTCTCTGCTGTTCCCGGCGCGATGAGCACCGGCTCGTCAATATCCAGGATTCCAACGATCATCCAATCGTTCCCGTCATAGTTGACATTACTTCCAACCACATCCACGCTGGAGAAAAGTTTGAAGGCTGTGTTCTTATCCAAGGCGCAGACATTATTCTCGCCATAGGCCGGCATACGCCCCGCCGTCATCGGAAAATGGGCAATGCTGTCAGGCATTCCGTGGAACAGAAGCATGGATACCTTGCTGTTCCGGTTGCCTTCGATCCCGCCTGTGATGAGCTGTGATTCTGCCTGCTGAAAGGCGGCCCATCCCATTTCCGGATACGATACCTCCAGTGCAGACAGTTCCTCCTCCGTATGAGGCGCGAGGATCGTGGAAACGCTTTCCTCCCAACACTTTTGAATATTGGCCGCCCGCATGATCGATATGGCCGAGCATAGAATGAACAGCATAAGCAACAGGCTGGCAGCTACCTTTCTAATCATTTCTTACTCCTGACTCGATCCCCGTCATTGATGGGCTTGCTTGTCGAAACAATCACCTGATCCTTGTCCGATAGCGTTGCCTCGATTGCGGCGGATTGAGTATCGGTCTCGATGACCTTTACCGGCACAAACTCCGCGTATTCTGTCTCGCCCAGCACGCTGTCGCGGGTTCGCACACGATAGACGCCCTTGTTCCCGTTGCTCTCCGCAATCGCGCCCAGGGGAACCTTCATTTCATAAGTATCTGTCGTTTGCGTCAGTGTCAACGTCAGGCCCTGGCCAACGGACCAAGCGTTGTCCGGCAATTCAAACACCGCTTCGTATCCGGATGCGGAAGGAACCAGCTCGCTGATCGTCGCAATGACGCATTGTCCCCGCGTTTCCCCTTGACGTTGCGCGTTAGCCTGCATACCGCTTCGCAAATGCGGCCATTGATCGTTGCTCACCGGAGCCCTTGCGATCATTCCGGACGATGCTGGCGCGATTCTGAAAACAGCGCCGGAAGCGACCTCGCCGGGTTTGATCAGCACCTCGATTATGGTTCCATCCACGGGAGCGGTAACGATTCCGCCGTTCGCAATCAGGGCATTGATGCGATCCACCTCGGCCTGCGCAGCCTCGGTATCCAGTCGCAGGATGCGCCTTTCTGTCTCCGCGTCCTGGGCGGACTCATTTCCCGTTGACCGGCTTTTCCCCTCAAGGGTGACGCGCTCCAGCGCCGTCCTCTTCGCTTTGAGCTCGGTTTGCAGCGTTTCCATGTCGTAGCTCAACAGCGCATCTCCGGCCTTGACGCTCTGCCCCGCGCGGCCATGTACCCGCATGACGATCAGATCGTCTGTCGCAATCACTGGATACAGCTCCTTTGCCTCAACGGTGCCGTTCAGGACTACGGTGTGCGTCAGCGCGCCGGGCAGCGGACGGGCTGTCTTTACGGCAGGAAGCATGATCGAATCCGCGGCGCGGCTCAGGATCGTCAAGAGCAGCATTCCCATAAGGAAGTAACCCAGGATACGCAGCCAGACGGTGCGCGCCTTTCCATCCTCTTTCATTGCATTACTCCTTCATTCCCATGGCTCCAATGCCCTGTTGCAAATAAGGCTGTCCGCACAGAAATACCATCAGCGGAGGTATGAGCGTCAGGGCGGATGCCGTCAGCGCACGGCTCAGGGAATTGTCTGTTATTTGCGGCAGGTACAGCGCAAGCGGCCAAAGGTTTTGCGAACGCAGGAATGTCATGGGCTGCTCAATCATGCCCCAGCTTTCCAGGAAGCCCAGGACCATTGCGCTCAAAAGACCGGGGAACCCCAGCGGCAGGCCGATCCGCAGGAATATCTGCGCCTCATTCGCGCCGTCGATTCGGGCCGCCTCCAATATGCCCTCCGGCAGCGCTTCAAAAAACTTCTCCATGATAAAAACAGGAAGGGGCGAGAATGCCGCCGGAAGGACGATTGCCCAGCGCGTATCCACCAGGTGGACGGCGTCCAGGGTCAGGTATTGGCCGATCATCGTCACTTGGAAGGGCATAAGCATCAGTACCACATACAGGGCGAACAGAATTCTCTTGCCGGGGAACCTGTATCGCGCAAAGCTCCAGGCCGCACTGATGCCAATGAGCTGCCCCATCAGGGAGAGCACCGCATAACCTGCGGAGTTCCAGAACATGGCAAAGAATTCGGGGGAATCCAGCAGCAATTCGATATAGCCCTTGAGGGTTGGGTACTGCGGGATCACAGGCCAGTCCGCACAACCCTCCACGCCCGAATAGATTGGGGCAAGCACCGTGGCCGCTTCATTGCTTCCCATCAACGATCCGGAAAACAGCATGATGAGCGGGGCCAGCATGGGAAGGCAGAGCAAGACGCATATGCCGTTCCAAACAAGCTTTCTCATGGCTCTCACAAACGTGTCCTCCCCAAGGTTCCCCGCAGCAGCAGGATGAACACCGATATGACCAGCGCGGTCAGCGTCGCGGCGGTACAGAGCTTGTCTATGCTGAGGCGAAGGAACCAGTTGTTGAACAGATGCTGCAAGAGATACATCTTCTCGTGCGGGTAATTGCCGGCGACCAGGTAAGCCTCGCGGAATACCTTGAAGGCGTTGATGATCGACAGCACCGCAGTCACAAACAGCGTCGGGTACAGGTGCGGAAGGGTTATGTATCGGAATTGCCTCGGCCCGTTCGCGCCGTCCAGCTGTGCCGCCTCATAGAGTGATTGCGGGATATTCAGCAGCGCGGACAGGATCAGCACCATGTCAAAGCCGAGATTCTTCCAGATATAGCTGCCGACCAGCACCCAGAACGAGGCCCCGGAATTCATAAATGGGACGCTCTCGACTCCGAACCGTGTCAGTATCGAGTTGATCAGGCCGTGGGTGTCAAACAGTACGCGCCAGATCAGGGCAAACGACGCGACCGGCAGCGCCAGCGGAACCAGGAAACTCGATTTGACAAAGGCTGGGGCGCGCCTTACCGCCAAAGCGGCCCCAAGCGAGAGAAGCAACAACAGAGGAACGGCGGTAATCAGGAACCGAATCGTATTCCATGCCGCAAGCCGAAACGAAGCGTTGGCCAGGACTGTCCGATAGTTGTTCAGCCCGTTCCATTGGCCGGATACGGTTACGAAGGATCGGCGCACCGTATCCGCCATTGGAAAGACCAGGAGCATTCCGACGCCGATCAGACTTGGGAGGAGGAACAGGTATCCCACCAACGCCTCGTGCCGGCATGATGAACTATTCCGTAAGGTACGCATTGGCTTTAGCGCAGATGGTCTGCGCCGTCTGGCTGGCGTCCATTCTTCCGTCGAAGAAAGCTATGCTCTCGTTGACGATCATCTGATACAGCGTATAATCAACAAGCACCGGCGTATGCAGGCCATTGATCATCTCCTGCAGCTGATCGCACTGCGTCCGGTCAAGCCATGTATCCGTCCATTCGATGCCGTCATCGCCGCCGCCCGCCGACATTTCCTCCTCCGAATTGGAGCCTTCCGCGAGCATCGCGCCAAGGACCTTTGTGTTGACGGGGAACCCGCACGAATCGTCGATCATAACATCCTGTGCTTTTGCGCCGAGCGCGTATGATACAAACGCGAGGGCGATTTCCGAATTGACCGAGCTCCTGCTTACGCCCAGCGTCAGCATGGGCACATAGCAGCCATCCGCCTGGCCGGGCAACAGCGCGAAGCCCCCGCCGCTCATGCCGCTTGCAATCAGCTGGCCGTTGACTTCCGAAGCGCTGCTCTTGCCGCGCAGCAAGCGGGGTAACTGTCTCTGGAGGCCCTTCATCATCATGATACCGCCCATGGCTTCTTCAATCCTGGGGACGGACCAATCATAGGGGTTCCAGTCCGTAACCTGTATTCCGTTACTGGCAGCAGAGGCTTTATAGTCCTCGCCGCCCTTCTGAACACCGGCTTCGTAAGTCCAGCTGCCACGGATCTCTTTCAGGTTGGTCAGGAAATCCGCCATCACCCCTTCATCCAGTTGTCCGGCGTCATTGAACCATGCCGGAGCGCAGGTCAGATAAAATGTTCCGACCAGCAGTTCAGGGTCGAGCGCGTATACGGGCAAAGCATCGGGATTGGCCTGCGCCCAGGCCGCCAAGTCCGCCAGCGTATTCAGCCCCGCTACCTCGCCCCAGATGGTGGGCAAGAGGAACCGCGTGGGCACGGCAGGGATCGCATCGCCGGTTTTGAAGGCTCCCGCAACGTTCGCCTGCAATTCTCCCGAATCCAGCATCGGCTGAACGACCGGAGCCAGATCCAGAAGCACACCCTGCTGGATATAGCTTCCCACCGGCAGCCCGTCCAGGATCATCACATCCGGGCCGTTTCCGGTCAGCAGTTCCGTGTTGAGCGTCCGGATTGCGTCGTCGCGCGTGATGGCAGTGCCTTTGGGCAGGCCCACAGTAAGATCAATGATGATGTCCGGGTATGCCTGCTGGAATTGGTTGATGTACTCACGCAGCGACTGACTGTCATAAAGCGCATACACGCTCAGGAGATTGTTCGGCTCGGTGGGCACGTTTTCATTGAAGCGATACGCAACCAGAGACAGGCTGCCGCCCTGAAAATATGCGATGATCGGGTTATTCTCCGGATCGAACAGCAGCGTCCGCGCCTCGACGTTGGGCTTGCCCGCCGTCATCAGCTTGCCATCCGCAATTTGAACCAGCATCGTGCTGCCTGCGTTCGCCTGGTACAGTCCGTTCGGGCAAACATAGTAGAGTGCGCCATTCGCGTCATAGCCGACCACACCGTAGTCGGCTTCTCCGGGCAGCGGTATCATGCGCAGGGTCTCCCCGGTTTCGACATCGAGAACGGAGATCAGGTTGTTGCTCGTCGAACAGACGGCGAACTCGTTGCCATGCACAGCCATCGACGCCCCGCCAGGCACGGCGTACTTCTGTTGGGTAACACCTTCCGGCGAAAAGCGGTAGACTTCAATATCGCTCAGGCCGAGCAGATCACCGGAAGGAAGCACGCACAGCACCAGCTGATCCGTTTCTCCGCCCAGCCGCTGATCCAGGTCAACGCGCTCGGCGTGGCCGTCCCTGATGCGTTCGACATACGGATAGCCCTCTTCATTCATCATGGCCCATCCCGACGAAAGATACAGCGTGCCATCGGGGGCAACGGTTATCCCGTTCACACCGCCCAACGCGGGAGAGGTATTCTCGTCATGCCCAGTTGCAAGGCTGTCCCAGTTATTGCTGCTCAGACTGATGCTCTTGAGCAGCTGGTCGCCACTTCCGTCCACGGCGTAGATCACGCCGTTCGCTTGGGCAAAAGCCCGCCAGTCGTCGTAAAGGTCGAGCTTCGTTTCCACATATCTGCCCATCGCCACCCTCGCGTCCTCCGCAAAGGCCGCGCCGCTCAGGTACAAAACCAGGCATAGCGACAGGCAAATCACTCTTATCAATGTCTTTTTCATAATGAACCTCCCTTGATTAGATTGAGTATAGATACTATTGGGGAACCCCTATGGTGTGATTGTATCCCTCGTTTTTCTAAAAGTCCTCTATATTCCATATTTAGATGAAAATTAGATGCATTTGCGGTATAATAAATATGGGGAAAGGAGGCGATAGAATGCATATTCTGATTATAGAGGATGATTCAAGTTTAGCTGAAGGTCTTGGATTCCACTTGAAGCATGAAGGCTTTGAGGTCGACATATGCCATGACGGGATCTCCGGGCTTGAAGCCGCATTAGAAGGCAAATATGAATTGATCCTTCTGGACCGGATGCTGCCCGGTGTGGATGGTATACAAATCTTGAGACAGCTGAGAGAAAAGCATATTTCTACACCTGTTCTTATTATGACGGCGTTGGCTAATATCCGCGACCGCGTGGATGGCCTGGATGCAGGTGCAGATGACTATTTGGTAAAGCCCTTTGCGATTGAAGAACTACTTGCTCGGGTGAGGGCTCTAAACCGGCGTACACCTCAACTGAGTGAACCAGAAAGACTACAATTTGGGAATCTGATATTGAATGCAGATAGAGGGCTTCTGCAAAATACAAACGGATCGTCTTGTGCGCTTAGCAAACGGGAAGCATCCCTACTCGCGCAGTTTATGAGGAATCCGGAGCGCATTCTGACCCGTGAACTATTGTTAGCTCGTATATGGGGAGATAATCCAGTCGAAGGAGGTAATCTTGATAACTACATCTATTTCCTCAGGAAACGGTTAAAGGGGATTGAGTCTGATTCAAAGATTTCAACTGCACATGGAATTGGATTCAGATTGGAGCGCAAATGATAAATACATTACGGAAAAGGCTGGCCAGTCTAATGATTATCGTCATTTCGTTGACGATCCTATGCGCTGCTGTATTGGTTCTCTTATTATCCGAGAGATTGTTCAATGAAAACGAAAGAGCCCGGTTGAATATACAAGCTGATCAGCTCGCTCAAACCGTGAAGATAAATGAGGTTCTACAAACGGCACAACTGGCCAAACTGGAAGTATCAAATGGCCTTATCATTTCTATATGGGATGAGGGCGGAGAAATACCGTTTCATGGTGGGTGGAAGCCAATTACCGATAGGGACAGGCTATTATCTGAATTAAGGTGTCATTTGCCAGAGACATTTGAAAGATGGGATGGTACAATAAAAGGGGATCACGGCGAGAGGTATTTTGCTACGGTACGACGAGTAAGCAATTACCGGTTTATCCGCACAGTGGTTATGCTACAGGATGAGCAAAGTGCAGACGAGCAACGTTTTAATCAAAGATGTATTTATGCTTATATTGTCGCTCTTGTCCTGATATTGATTTCCTGTATTTGCTGGTATTCTACCGGAAAAATGATTCAGCCCATCAGGGAAGCCCATGAGCAACAGAATCAATTTGTTTCCGCTGCCTCTCATGATCTAAGGACCCCTTTGCAGGTTATCCGTGTTAATGCTGAGGCGCTCAAACTAAATCCTCCCAATCGAACCCATTTCATCAATCAAATTATAAACGAACTGGCTCATGTGGGAAAGCTGTCGGAGGATTTGCTTTCATTGACAACCGCTCCGGATCATGGCGCAATAAAGGGAAATCCGGTAGAGATCACTGATCTTATAGAGAACACTATCGATTATTTTAGGAGCGCTGCGGCACAGAAAGGAGTTGAGTTGACAAAAGAGATTCCCGCCCAAACGCTTCCTCTCATCGAAGGAAGTGCGACAATGCTCCAGCGAGCGTTAAATGTATTGGTTGATAATGCAATCTGCTATACGCCTCCCGGAGGGCACATTAAGGTAGTCGTTTCGCTTCAATACAAAAAAATAGCAATATCGGTCCAGGATGATGGCCCAGGCATTCCCCCAGAGCATCAATCCCGTGTATTTGACCGCTTCTATAGAGTTGACAAGAGCAGAACAGAACGTGCTCATAGCGGGTTGGGTTTGAGCATTGCAAAGAAAGTGGTAACAGACCATGGGGGACAGTTGATTTACAAGGCTGTGAAACCAACGGGCAGCATTTTCTGTATGATCCTGCCTTGTTTGCATATATCGAAGCAATAAAGAATAGTGTGGTTCCCTATATGTACAACGCTTGTGGAATTAAGCTGAGTACATTTAGATACTTAAGACAAATAGGGACATGTTTTATTGTCTCTTTTTCCAACTTGAAATTATGTTTTAAGTGCATACACTCACAGTCACATCAAACATAACTTTCAAGGGGGAACCACCAATGCTGAATATTTCCGAGATCGTAGCCAAGACCGAGACCATGTTCGACCTGTTCAACGCCCACTTTTACGGCAGCGAAATGACCCGCCCGGCCATCACGGTATCCCCGGATGGCGGGCGCGGAGCCTATGGCTGGTGCAGCGTATATGAGATCTGGCAAGCCAACGGCCAGGCATACCGGGAGATCAACATTTGCGCCGAGTACATCAACCGCCCCATCGCGGAGGTGGCGGCGACCATGCTCCACGAAATGGCCCACCTCTACAACCTGACCCACGGCATCAAGGACGTATCGAACAACGGATACTACCACAACAAGAAATTCAAGGAAACCGCCGAAGCCCACGGTCTGGCCATCAGCCACCATCCCCGGTACGGCTGGACAGTAACAGACCTGGCCCCGGATACCGCCGCCTGGATCGCACAGCAGCCCGAATTGAGCGACATTACCGCAAACCGCCAGGCTACCATCCGGATCAAGGCAAAGGGCGGCGAAGAGGGAGACGAGGACAGCGAATCCACCACGACCACCAAGGGCGGGCGCAGCACCAGCAAGAACCGCAGTATCAAGTATGTTTGCCCGAAGTGCGGAGCCATCATCCGGGCGACCAAGCTGGTGAATGTGGTATGTGGCGATTGCAACGCAGCCTTCGAGATAGCGAAATAACCCTGATCCGTACCAGCCTCTGGGCCGGTTTTTCGTCGAAGAAACTTCTGTCCAGAGCTTGCTTTTCCAGGGTGTCTATGGTAACACTCACTCAGCCGCAAGGCATATATCAAATAATTCGGAGGTAAGGACAATGAAATGCGGAAAGCTGACAGCCAAACTGAGGGACGCGGTACAGGTGCGCTTCTACGAGAACGGCAGGGAGATCAAGCGGTACAAGAACATCGAAATCCCCGACGCCATCAAGGAATTGGAATACACCGGCTTCAAGTTCGACGTACCCGATAACGGCCCCATCACCTTCAAAATCTTCTTCAGGCCCGGTACCCTGCCGGAAACCTGGCCCGAAGCCAGGCAGCGCAAGACCCGGACGCCCAAGGACGCCGAAGCCACGCCGGATACCGCCCAGAACGCCACGGATATGCCCCAGGACGCCGCTGAGCCGAAGGCCAAGGTATACCTCCAGGAGGCTATAGAGAGCGCCGAGGACGCCATTCCCGCCGCCGAAGATAATCCCGAGGACGAGCCGCTGCCGGAGCGCATGGAGGTACACTACAACGTAGAGGGCAGTGCCCGCAAGGCCCTGGCACACGCCATCGGGGAACATACCGGCACATATCCGGCATACCGGGCCGCTCCGACCTTCGCCTACACCATCGGGGAATATACCCAGGATCGCCGCAACGTACTGACCGGCCCGTATAATGGCCAGTTGCTCGGCCTCCTGGCCCAGGACGGATACCAGACCAAGTAAGAACAACAACCACACTCCCGGCATTGCCGGGTGTGGTTGTTGTTCTATTTTCAAATTTAGTCTGTTGAACTTGGTGCTGAATAGAATGGATTAAACCCTGTTTTGTTCTCTTTCGTCAAACTACAATAATAGTCCACCTCTAAACCTAAGTGCTCATATGACTTATCGTCCATCAGAAATACTTGTATCTCATCTTTACTAGCATCTTCATAGAAGCGTTTAAAAACCCTTCCTATCGCTTTTGCATTGTTTATGTCAAATGGTTTTGAAATGTGGTCAACGACAAAGAAAGGTATAACTGGACATAAATGCCCACGAGTTATCATGTACAAAAAACTAAGGTATCCACATAATTGCATCAGTGTATGCCTCGCCATGCTTCCCACATAGTAGTTTACTAGTTTTGATTTTTCCCCTTCATCAAGGATTTGCGGTTGAAGGTTATTTCCTCTTTTCTGATATAGAATTCTAAAGCCTTCTCTTACTACATCATCGCTCACAATATCAGAGATATCCTGTGCGGATAAGTATAATTGTGTGATCCGTTCCGAAATCTCATGTATTCGTTTCTCATCATTTTTATTCTGCAGTTGGCGTAATTCCTCTTTCTTTTTCCTTAATTCTCGTTTCAAATACAACAATTCGTCATTATCTGGAATACTATCATTCTCTAAGTATGCTTCAATAACAGCAATAGCTTTTGATTTTTCATCAATGCTGTAAAACTTGAAATCTGCATCAGCTGATAGTATTTCCTGTCGAAGAACATCACAGCGCTTTTTTAGTTGAGAAAGCGTATGGTCGTTTATCATATAACTACCGAAAGATATGCTTTTTTCCAATTCCTCCATAATACTATTCAAAGGCGCAATAAGATACTCGTATTGCGGATTTGTCTCAATTAGCTTTTGGAAAACACACAACAAATCGTACCTCTTTTGGTTTTCCCGAGCGATCTTATCTGAATCAGACAGAGATCTATCATATTGCTTTATTTGTTCGCACATCCTATTGTACATAGACTCTAAATCGGACAATAGTCTTTTTTTCTTCTTTTGTTTCTCTTTTTCATTTTCATTTGCTGTCTTTATTCTCCTTAGCTGCTCTTGTATGTCCATTTTGTTTTTCCCAGTATATCGAATATGTATGCCAAGTTTACCTAAATTTGAATCAACTATCGATCTGTTTACTTCGTGCTTCGAAACTTGCTTTTCTAGTATATTGATTTCATTTTGCATTTCCTCAATTTCATTCGTGAGCATTTTGATTCGCTCGATATTATCATTAAATATATAGTTTAGTATGCTGTTCAGCTTTGTTGAATACTTTATCTGATGTGCTCTCTCAAGAAAGTCCGTTATAATTCCAAGACCTTTTTCTCCCAGAAAGTTGAACATAGTAAATGTTCTAAATGTGACATCCTGATCACAAAATCTCCTTAAAAGCGCAATATCAATTACCCCTCTTGAAAACACTACATCCAACCTTTCCTTATATTCATTTAGATCAATAGGGTCTCCCCATTCTTCATCACTATACCTGAAAAAGTTCGTGTCCGGGTCCATTCCACGTCTGCATACATATGATATTCCATCATATGTAAAATACATTTCAGCATATGACAACGTATTTTTGAACCATTCTTTTGAGTTAATTGTTTCGGAACTCCCACACATATAATCAAGGAATTCAAAGAACACAGTTTTCCCAGAGTTGTTCTTGCCCTGAATATAATTGACTCCAGGTTCAAAACCATAAATATAATTATCTCCTTCGTTTGAGAACAAAATTAGTTTATCAATTCTAAACATTTCTTATCACCTCTCGCATAAATTGTCTTTCAGACACTTTTTTGCTTTCAATAATTGCTTTAAGGAAAAATGGGAAAATTGCTTGTTTCATCTTCAATTTATTCGTACTACTGATCATTCCATCCTTGTATATCAGAACTCCCGCATGAATCATAATATCAATTGCCTCTATTATTCTAGGTATATCTCTCTGATAGTTTTCATACTGCCCACCTAATAGGGAAAGAGCTTTGTATACATAATCACGGTTTGTTTTTAGGTCATACACCAAATCAGAATTATCCGAATAATATCTAATTAAGTACGCAAAAGGCATAGCCTTATTCACGCTAATGATTTCCGCTTTAACTGCAATAGAATAAACAATATCACAATACGCGCTAGTAATGACAATCTCCGATTCAATCCCGTAGCTATTCATATTCGTCACTCCATGATATCTGTGTTTCTATTGGTTGCTCGGCTCTTGTTAAGTAGATACATGCACCCCACTTGCTTTGTTCGTCATGCGTTTTAGCATTGTCCATCTTTTTAGTTTCAATAAGTCTAGCGAGTGGATTATCTTCGTGTTTCAGAACAAGTGATTCTTTCGCTGTACAAAAGTTATCATATGCAGTGTCTTCAATTTGTTCTATTTCGTTTTCTTTATAAAACTCTAAATACCTATACCTCAAATCTGCATAGTATTCCTTATATAGCAAATGTATAGCTAACCTATTTTCTTCCAATGAACAAGCACACAGTTGTTTATACTCCCTCGAAGAAACAATTTTAGTATCACTCAATTCAATTCGACGCGTTCTTTTGTATGTGACAAAGTCAGGTATATATTCCCTTTCGGTAACCCTGTTACAAATATCTTCCACCTTTTTTGCCAGAGCTATTCTGTCTGCATGAAACGGAATATGCTCGTTAACTGAAATTAGGATTGATCCGGACAGGTGTTCCACCAATTCCTTAACACGCAAAGCATAAATATCTTCATCGATAGCGCCATAATGAAACAACGATTTACATCCTTCGTAAATCTGTACTTCAATATTCTCAATTGATTCTTGTATATAACGAGATAGTATGTAAGCTACTTTTTCTTTGTATAGTAGTTCATCACCTTCATATATCTTTTTTGCTTTCGCAATTGTTGAAGAAGCTTTCTTCTTTGTCGTGCAAATTTCCCTATATAGGGCATCAATCTCAATGCTTTTCATTGAAGCCTTAATCCTTGATTCTTTATCAGATACTATTGCGAACATCTTTGCGTCTGGATATTCATGAATCATAACTAACCAGTTAATTAGTATCTTTTTCAAATTATCTTTATATAAATCTGTGCATTTTACTTGAATGCATTGTGGCCCTGTGGTTCCAGGAGCGTATATCGATAACGAATCCTCATGCTTAACATATCCATTATCAATAGATATTGGTGAAATAGAAACATCATCGATTGCCTCAAAACTGATCTTCTCATCATACTGAGCTTCTAATAGCTTTAATGTGAACACCTTTATCTGGAAAGCAAATCCTGCAAGACTATAGATTCCACTCATATCCATTGATATTTCCACCTTTTGTATCGCGCTGTTACTATTGTCAATAAAGCCACTATCGCAATCTCGTTTGGCTGAGAGGAACATATATATTCTACCACAATCATATGGAGATAAGCAAGATATAAAAAGCATCCCAGGCCTTTCGACCTGGGATTTTGGTGGTCGCAACAGGACTCGAACCTGTGACCCCATCGATGTGAACGATGTGCTCTACCATAGTGGCTCCATTGCATGGAATCACTATGGCGGTTTTCGCCCCACCAGCGAACCATCCTTATGTTTCTCACTATAATTGTATATCATTATTCGACCTAAATCAATAGCTGTTTCAAGATTATCGTCCGATTGTTCTTCCTATAAAGCCCTGTTTTACGTTGTGTGTACATAGTTATTCTATCATGGTAGTTCTACATTGGGTATTAATGACTGTTTTGATCTGACATCAACAATATCATGAATCACATTTTTACCACTTGTCGGAGAAAAAATAACCCTTTCATTAAGTCCCATTCTATATATATACACATTAGGATCCATGTGACTATTTAATTTTTTTACTTTACCCGATCGGATAAGCGTTGCTAAATCTTTAGTCTGTAAATCTGATACTGCCCGTGCTAGCCTATGCTTCTGTGTATAAGACAGTTTACTCGTCATAATGCCTTTTGCCGTTCCTTTTCGAATATAAGTTTTATTTGCCATTTTTATCCCTCCTATTTTTCATTTCGTCAATAACTGATAGTGTTTTTTTTGCATCCTCAAAATCGCGCTGAATTGTGCGTTTTCCTGCTATTTTATATAGTTTTATAATACTTCTATCTATCGCTCTCGATATTTCATCATCTGTTTTATCTGCGTGCTGATTGTATGCATAGCAAAAAAAGAAATAAAGTACTTGCAGCAAAATAACAGCCCAGAAGAATCGACTTTGCAATAGTCTTCCCCACTGGAATTCTATTCCTGTAGTGGTCTCATATATTACGATGTTTCCAACAAAAAGATTAGCTATTTGAATCAAACCGCTTAGAACTCCGAAAGCAATTGCAAATAGTCTGCTTCCTAAGAATTGCATAAATCGTTCCTTCTAACACTGTTTCTTCTGTTGTTTAGATTTATAAAGCTAAATATATACAAATGACTGAGGTGCATGTTTCACACCATAATCATCCAATTCTCTCGGTTTATAAAAACGCTTTATCTCGCCTAACTGATATGCAACTGCATTCTTTCGGCCAGAAAAATAACTATCATAAAACTCTTTTGTTACGCCGGCAAGCTCTTTAACCTCTGTCCACATAACGCTTGGTTCTTCTACTAATATACCAACAACAGATACTTCGCCAACCACTTTCATAACAGGTGAAGTACAATAGATGACAATACCATCTATTGGTCGTTTACACTGGCTTTTTCTGAACTCATATTTCTTAACCCCTGCGAAGATCTTCTCAACAAATTCTGGATTAATCGATAAAAGTAGTTTGCACATTTATCCCACCCATTTCTAATATTCTCTTATACTGTTGGCTTGTATATCTAATCTGATACGGATAATCCTCGAATAGTCCTTCATCTTTTAGGGTTTTATAATTCACATTATTCCCCGCACCGAAGAATCCGCAATACACGAGCTCTAACACATACACATTCCTGTTTGAATTATACAGTCTACTTAAAGTAGACTCATCAAAGATACTCTTGTTGCCAACCAGTTTACGATATTCATCAAACTTCATTAGAGGTCCCGCCGGTGTACGAATTTGAACACAATTGACGACTCTTCCATACGATGATACAACCGAACGATACTGTCTATTGTACTCCTCTGAAGAAATACGATAGAATACAACAGGTTCCCCTGGATAATACTGGAGAAGATCTCTGGGAGTGGCAATATATACTTTTGTCACTCCATTGCCCGCCACATTCTCCATCGCCGATTGGATAAAGTGCACATTCTTCAGTTCCGAATAAGGGAATAATTGATCGTGAAACTGTGCATGAATCGGAATGATACCTCCATACCTAAATGAGACAGGAAGGAACGGGAAACTTTTATGCGGGTTTGATATGTCAATGTTGTTCCTATCCTTTATATAAACACACTCGCCATCCTCTTTATATCCAGCAAGGTAAAAGCCAAACTTTTCGAGGAGATTAATTAGCGCTCCCTGCTTCGAATACACGGTTACGTAAATCTGTTGTACGCCAGCATCACGCCAACGCCACAGGCAAAGTCCTAGCGCACCTTCTCCAAGGCGTTTATTTCGAATGCTCTCGTCAAGCTTAAGTGTCCCAATCTTTATCCGCGGTATAGCGGGGAGAGTGGTCCCTTGTAATGGGATTTCTTCGGTCTCTTCCTTGAGATAGATGAAAGCTCCGACGTTATCTCCGTCAGTATAAACAAAGGCACTCGTTCCCTTGTCTGCCTTTCCCTTATACCAGAGCTCAAATTTGGGATAGTCTGCCTTGAGAGAATCGAAGAAATGATCATTAAGATCAACCTCGGCAAAATACTTAACCTGGAAGGTATTTGGCATAATAAAGCCCTCCTTTGTGCCAGATATTGATGGTCAAAATCTCTTGATCAAATCGATGGATTGCTGTATTCCCTTCTCGGTGGATTCAACTTCGAGCATTTGGACATGCAGATGCTTTGCGATTTCGTTGCTGTACTGCTGTTCTACATCAAGCATCTGGCGAATTAGAACCTCGTTATGAGCAACGCCATCTCTATTTTTCATCCGCTCAATTACAGTGCCTATAGGAGCAGAAACTAGGATAATGCTACATATATCTAGCTGTTCAAATGTAGACAGTGGTATACGCTCAATTTCAATTCCATTTTTCAAGAGGCAGGTATGGCCATCCATTAATATGATCGGCGCGGCTGGTAACTGCTTGTATTGGTATACTAAGGCATCTTGATTAACAGACACATCCTTTACAGATTTGTCTGTTACCACGAGTGAAGCATTGAATTCTCTAATAAGAGCGCTTGCTCCATAGTGAGGAATCCCTAAAACACCAACAATATGGTCACACAGATAGTTCTTTCCAACGCCATGGATTCCAGATACAAACACAGTTTTCATATTATCACCCAACCGCAACTCTTTTGTTTGTTTTTAGAACTATGCCAAGCGCTCCATATTTACGTTCTTGCTCATGGGTATAAATCCGATCAACCGCTTTCACAACTTCTTCAACAGAGGCATCTGGGAACCCAAATGCCTCAACAGGATGCTTCCGAATCAGTTCTTCGAAAGACCCATGTCTTTCTAACGACAAAACAACTGTCGGAATCTCTTTGCCCGACACTGAATTAACAAAGACAATCTGATCGCCTGGTTTGATCTTTTGCCTTTTCTCGTCATTGCATCTGATTTCAATATACTTTGTCCCGTTTTCTAATTCGGCAAAGTATCTTGGCAGTAGTTTCATTCTATAGGAGTTCATATACATACCTCCAATTTAATTATACCATAACATTGCGTTTGTTGCAATAAAAAACAGCCCTCTCGGGCTGGATATTGGTATTTTTACGCTATGTTCTGTTTTTGAGGTGATGCTTCGTCCGGCTCCAGGAATTGCCGGGCCGTCAGCTTGAACCTGATCGTCACCTGGTATCCGCGCCGCACCTCGATCCTGTCAATGATTTCCGCCAGGATCATCCGCTTTTGCGCTTCGGGCGCGTCCTCGAAAAGCTGGCCCCATTCGGCCATCTTCCTGGCCTGCAGGCGCTTGGCTTCGAGGGTTTCTTCCTCGGCCTGGTTCACCAGCAGTATGCGCTGGTATTCCTCGCGGGCCGCTTCGAGGGCGGCCTTCTGCTTCGGCATGAGCTGGTTGATGATACCCAAGTCCAGCTGCGATTCGCCGGTCAGGGCCTTTATAGCCTGGTCTTCCAGGGCTGCCACGGCCTTCGCCGCTTTATCCACGGCGGCGGCAGCGTCAGCCAGGGCCTTCGCCTGGGTGGATTCCTCCCGGCGCATAGCGGCCTTCACCTGGGCCGCCTCCGGCACCCGGCTGATCCGGGCAAAGAAAGAACGTACAACGCCCAGCACCGTTTCCTCGATGCGCTCGGCATTGTACGTTGACTGGCCCTCACACGTCACGCGGGCGTTCAGCTTTCTATAGCAGCGGTATACGTTGCGGAGATAGTCCCGAGGGCCGCTGGCCGTTTCAACAACCTTGTGGGTATGGTTGATGGAAAGGCGCTGGCCGCATTCCCCGCAATAGATAAGCCCCGTCAATAGGCCGCCCACGTTGGTGCGGGCCGGGCTGCGCCGCCGCTCGGCGTTGTATTTGCCGCGTTCCTCTATGATCTCGATGGCCTTATAATAGTAGTAATCGTCGATAATCCGCAGCTCGTCTATCGGCTCGGAAAGGGTCTCACCCAGGTGCATTTGCCCTCGGTCAATGGGGTTTCCTATCATGGCGCGGACGGAGGTCGCCCGCCACAGCGTGGTGCCGCGCTTGGTCTTGACCCCGCGCTCGTTGAGCCAGTTGGCTATGCGGTTCCCGCCGTAGCCCTCGTCAACGATCATGTGGTATATCTGCGCCTTGATCGCCGCTTCTTCCTCATTCCGAACCAAGTCCCGCACGGGCTTGCCCTTCTTGTTCACCCGGCCCAGGTTCACGGCGTCGAAGCCGAAGGGGATAAGGCCGCCCCGATATTCGCCCGCCAGCACCATCTGCTGCTGGCGCGTCCTCACGCGGATCGAGGTCTTTTCGGATTCACCGGACGCCTGCCAGAACCGAATGTAATTGAGCAGCTTGTCAACGTGGTTGTCGAACCGCTGCTCGCCTTCCTTCACGCTCCATACCCGGATGCCGTGGGTGGCGAACCATTGAACCACGAACGGCGTTTCATCGTCGCGGCGGCCCAGACGGTCAAACATGAATACCAGCAGAACGTCGAATTTCCCGGCCAGCGCCGCCTCTTTGATCTTCATAATGGCGTCACGCTTGTCGGAGCTCACCTTGTAGCCCGAAACACCCTTCTCGTAGAATTCCTCGACGATCTCCCAATCCGGCTGCCTTTCCACAAAGTCGTGGCATTCAATCCGCTGCATGGGGATGTCGTCGTGGTCTACCTGGCCCACCGTTGATACGCGGTATAAGGCATATACTCGCACCATAGCGTTCTCCTTCCCGCCAGGATACTACTTGGAGAACGATTGAAGCAGCATTCCCAGCACCGTGTCAATGATTTCGTCGTTCTTGGCCTCCGGCCCGGCGAATTCCAGCGTCACGTTCGGCTCGTCTGGAATGGTGGCCGTTCGGTCATTGATCCATAAAAAATCCACGTTCCCCACCTCCTGTGTTATAGAAGGAAACCGTCAAAGACAAGGCTTTTCGGGCCTTTCCGAGTATAGAAAAAGCCCGGCGAAAGTTGTACCTCTCGCCGGAAATTGGAGCTTACAGCAGCTTGGAGAAATTGCCGGAAATCCAGCCCACTTGGTCGTTCACCACGACGGCGTGCCAGCCGTTTTCGGCGGTGGCGACGTATTCCAGCTTGGTGCCGAAGGGCAGAATGACGACGCGAGCATACTGTGTCCCGTTGCCTTTGCGCACGTTCACGTTCAGCCCGGTCACTTCGACCTGCCGGACGGAAGCCACAGGCTCCGGCGTGGGCTGGGTGTCGCCGCCCTGGGTACTGACGGCGGCCAGGAGCGCCTCGCGGGTCTTGGCGTCATAGACGCCGGACTGATCCACGCCCGCCTTTTTCTGGAAAGCGCGGAGGGCCGCTTCGGTATCGTCCCCGAATTCCCCGTCCACGCCGTAAGGCCCCAGGTCATAGCCGAGGGCCGCCAGCGCCTTCTGCATGGCCGTCACCTCCGCGCCCACGGAGCCGTTTACCAGGTCGCCGGAGGCGGGCTTGGCGTCGGTGCCGGGATCACCCGCCCGTTCCTTCGCCGCGTTGCTGCCATCGGAAAGTACGACCACGGTATGCCCCTGGGTGCGCGTCACGAGAATGTCGCCGCGCAGCAGATTCGCGCTTTTCTTGCAGTGGGTATCGTCGGTAAATTTCTCGAAGGCCCCGGTCGCCATGAGGACGCTGGCCTGGTTGGTCGTGCGGAAGGAGCCAACGGAAACCCCGGCGTAATTGACGCAGACCCGGACGAGGGCGCTGCAATCGCATTCCACGTCCTTTGTAACCTTGCTCACGTCAAAGCCGTACTGCTTGGACTCGTTGTAGAGCGTGTCGCGCTGGTACTGATCGTAACCGATGTGGCGGTTGTCGCAGGCGGCCTGCATACAGCGGGCAATGCGCTCCCGCGCCTCGGCGCTCTTGGCGCGGAGCAATACCCAGCCCTTGCTATGCGCGTACCAGGACTGAGTGGAGACCTCCTTGCCAGTCTGATCCCCGGCAGCGCCCTCGTGCGCCTTGCCGTTTTCGTCAATGCGGGCAGAGCCGATTTTCACGGACATAATGATACCTCCCTTTATTCATTGTCGGTCTTGTCGGTCTTATCTTCGCGGTTATGCAGCTGTTCCAGGATTTCCCGGAGTTTATCGGGAATGGGCAGCCCGATGTAAGCGGCATTCTCTAGGAGGGACAGTCCCTCGTTGGAAAGGTAGAAGGCGATCACGGCCCCGCGCAGCGCCGACCCCTGGCCCACGACGTGAACGTCCAGGATATTCGCCACGCCCACGAGCATCAGAATGAGAACCTTTTTGCAGATTCCCTTGAAGCCCACCGCCGAGGACAACTTCTTATCCCCGATGGCGCACATGATGCCGGTAACGTAGTCCAGCGCCATGAACACGACGAGCGCAATGAGCAAGCCGTCCACACCTCCCAGGAAATAGCCGAGCCACCCGCCAAGGGCGGCGACGGCAATCTGAATCTTCGTCCAGATCAGGTCGATAGAGAAATCACGCATACAGAAACCTCCTTTTTGATATAGCGAAGCGCCACCCCGGAGGATGGCGCTCGTTGTCGGTTAGGTGGGTTTTTCAACCTCGATGATTCGGCAGTTTGCGGCAAATGCCTGGTAAGACTGTTTGCCGGTCTGTGAGAATGGGTTGTAATTGTAGACATCGGAGCCGAAATCGAGAATCAGGTCGGAGAGGAAAGGCGTTGTATAAGCCTCGTCCTTCTGTAATTCGCCCTCATACCCAACTATGAAGAACATATTATTGCCGGTACAATTCTCCCACATATACTGGTGCGGGTAGAATTCGCGGTAACTGGGATAATCGGACGGGATCTGAATACCCTGGCTCAACCCGGTCGCCGGATCGTAAAACTCATAGAGGTATTTACCGGTTCCGATCCAGGGCGTTATATCCATCAGGACATAGCGCGTACTGCCGGAGCCCTTATAGTTGCAGTATCCGGCTGCCAGGACGATGTTGAGCGACGCGCCGCCGAATACGCTGCTGCGTTTGGACTCAATGCGCTGCAGCATCTTGTTGGGGATACTGAGGACGCTCCTGATCCGCGCCAACGATTCCTCATAGGTGGTCGCAAGCAGCTCAATAGCCCGCACCTTCACCTTCGGCTTTTCCTTGACCGTTATCGGGAAGGTCGCCGTCGCCTGGCTTACCGTGCTGGGCGCATAGGTGACGGTCACGGTATCCGTGCCCATGGTGGCCGTGCTGCCGGGCGCGGGCGAGAAGGTGCAATCCTCGGTCACGTCCCAGGTTGTACCATCATCGAAATACGCCGTAATCTCAACGCCGGTATAATCATAGGGATCGTCCTCGGTGAATTCCGTAACGTCGGGTAGCGTCGTTACTTCGATATGATCCAGCACCAGCACATTCACGTTGAAGTCGGCGGTCTGCGTTATATCGTCCTTGGTATAAGATACCACCACCGGGATTTCCCCAGCGGCGTCGGTCGAGGTTCCCTCGGCGGGCGTAATGACGCAGCCGGGCGTTACGACCTCGCTGGTATTGTTGTTGTAGAAGGCGGTCACTTCCAGGCCGGAGTAATCGTAGGGCTGGCCCAGCACATATTCCAGCTTGTCCGGCAGCGACGTTATCACGATGGATTCCAGGGCCTTCGGCGTTACGTTCACGTCGAAGCCGTCCCTGTAGCTGTTGCCGTCCTCGTCGGTATAGGTTACGACGCAGGGCACTACACCCACGGTTTCCAGCTTGGCCCCGTTCTCCGGCGAGAGCGTCACCAGGCCGGTAATGTCTTCGGTGGTGCCGTCTTCGTACAACGCCATAACGACCAGGCCGGTATAATCCATATAGGCCCCTTCCAGGTAATCCCGCGTCGTGGGGAGCGTCGCTATATAGATATAGCGCAGCTTCTTTTCCAGGTCATCGGCGGCCAGGCCCTGGCCCATGAGATAGCCACGGGCTTCACCGGCCTTTATGTTCATCTTGGCCCCGTCCATTCTGATCCAAACCTGGAAATCACCGTCCAGGGTATCCTCGGCCACGTCCCAGAAGTATTGGAGATGAAGCAAATGCGTCCCCGCCGTTTCCATATCAACCGGGTAATACTCGGTGACTTCCTCACCGTTGACATAATAAGTCACGGCGATGGTGGCCTCCTTCGGAATCTTGATGGTCGGCGTTTCGCCCTCGGGTGGCTCCGGCTCCGGCGTCAGCGTGATCTTGTGCTTGATCTCGCCGTGGAATATGACCGACGCGCCTTCCCTCGCGGTATAATCCAGGTCTATCACCATGCGTCCGCGCTTGTCCTCGACGAGAACGTCCGCGATGCTGATAAAGAAATAAAACTGGATCGCCGTGTCATTCACGGCGGAGAGCAGGCCGGATATATCCTTGTCGGACTTGGACTTGGCGCTGGCGTAAGCCGGGTCTTCCCCGGCTCCCTGCATTTCATACTTGCTGTTGTAGTTGAACACGTATTTCGTGACGCAGGAAAGGCTCCCGTCCGCCAGGCCGTCCGTGAAGCGGATACAGTCCCCCAGGTCATAGGCCGGGTTGCCGATGGCCGTCGCCCGGAAGGGCACATAGTTGACGGCCAGCAGCGCCTCTAATACCGCCCTGCGTCGCGCCGCCGCGTCTCCGCCGCCGCGCTGCAGAAATGGATTGGAGCCGAGGTTGTAGGTCAGGCCATCGTCCGGCGTCACGTTGATATACATGGTCTTCTGCAATTCCAGGTCAACGCAGGACAGGCCGGTATAACGTGTGGTATAGTCCGAGAAGGCCACGCCGGAAAATCTGTGCTCGGTGTCCAGGGTATCCACCGGCTCCTGGGAATACTGCCGGAATACCAGCGCCCCGGCCCGGTCAATGGTGGCGAAACAGCCCATAGCCTGCGACAGCCAGCCGATGAAATCCCGCCAGGTTTCCACATTGTCGGTTGAGTATACCGAGAGCGTTTCCGTCCCGTTGGGCAGGGCCTCAACCTGCGCCCGCGTCATACCGAGCGGCACCTGGCAGCGACTACAGGCGTTTTGCAGCAGCACATAGGGCTTGCCTTTCGCGTTGCCGCCGCCATAGTTCTTATCAAACCTCGCCATATTGTCGTAAGCCTTCACGACGATGCCGGAGGCTGTCCATTCCGCCTCCGCGACGGTAAAGATGCCCAGTGGTATATCCTCATAGGAGCTGTCCGCCAGCTTTAGGCCGAGGGACGGGGAGATTTCGAGGGCCTGCCATTGATACCGGCTGATCCCCATATCCATGAAGGTGGCGTTCAATTCCCCGATATACACCTGGCCGATTTCCACGGCGTCCGAGCCGCTGCATTGGTTCGTGATCGAGAAGGAGCCTTTGAGAATGTTGGCGTCGGTGAACGCTTTATTCCCGGCTGTGCCGGTAAGCCGGAAGGTTTGCACCTTTCGGTGCATGGCCTCCCGGTATGCTTCGCTGACTTGGTACATTGCGCCCTCCGAATCAGATGGCGGCCAGCGCCTGCTCCAAATCCTCAGTGAGCGTTACCGCGCCGCCGCTGGTATAGCCCGCCGCAATCGCCACGCTGGTCTGCGACAGCGGGTCGAAGGTGGCGGCAATGGCCCCGTTCACGGGAATCGTACCGGCGACAGTCTGGCCAGTGGAATCAATAATGACCTTGTTGGCCAGCACGTCGGCGGCGGTGGCCGTCACGCTGGTAACGTCCTGGTAGGCCTCCGGAATCGCGGCCACGGTCACGCTGGAAAGGCCATACTTACCCTCGTCCGGCGTCACGCTCTGCTCGTTCTTGGTCGGCGTGACGCTCTTGGCCTGCAGCTGGTAATTGCCGCCGCCCGCCACGCCGCGCACAGTGCCGGAACCGTTGTGATAGCCCTGCGGGATGGTGTACGTTTGGCCCTCCTGGACTTCCGCGTCCACGGCCCCGCGATTTTGCAGGCTGGCAATCGTAGCGGCCAGCACATCCAGGTTGTCGGTGGATTGCGCCTGCCCCCATTCGATCAGGGCGTTCCGGATGGTGTTTCTGTCGGTCTGTATTCTGCTGATCTCGGTTGCGACACTCATGGAATGATCCCTCCCTCTTGCTTACTGCCATTGCGCCGTGCGGTTATAAACATAACTTTTAATCCCGGTAAGGCCAACATTATCCTTTGCGACGAGGATGAACCCGTCTTCCTGCGTCGTATACTCCGCGTTCGCGTATGGCGACGGATTGTTCACATTCTTGATGCTGACACCGACAACGGTGCCTTTCGTCACCTGGGTAATATCCGTCGTCGTGAACATGCTGCGAAAGCGCGTCCCCACGGAGCCTCCCAGACTAATGAAATAGGAACAGCCCGCCTCTACCGGGTATATGTCGATATACGTCTGCGTCGGGTTTTCATAGACCCAGCTGCCGTTTGAGATATAACCGCAGTTGTAATCAAACACGGCGGGCAGCTGCCTTCCGGCCTGTACCGCGTTGGTGATGACGCCGGAGCCGTTGTGATAACCCTGAGGAATAATGAAGGACTCACCTTCCTCCAAGGCAGCCTCCATCGCGCCCCGGTATTGTATCGCGGCGATGGCGGCGGCCAGCTCGTCCAGATTGTCGCTCGCCTGCGCCACGCCCCAGGACAACAGCGCCGCCCGGATCGCGTCGCGGGCGGCCTGGATTCGGTTGACTTCGGATGATATGCTCATGAGCGATTCCCCCTTATATGGTTTGCAGCAGCACCTCAATATTCCCGATTTGCACCTGGACGGCGGCGGAGGTTACCGGGCGCGGATCGCCCTGGGCCACCTGATCGGCGGCATCCACGGAGACCGTTCGTGTATCCGGATCATATTTCAAGCCATAGCCGAAGCGGTATTGCTCGGTGGTGATTTCGGTAACCTCCCCGAAGTCCGCCGACATATCTTCGCCGGGCTGGAATTCGGCATCCAGCTCCAGGCCATCCTCGAACACGGCATAGAGCGTCACGGCGAAATCTCTCCGTCCTTCAATATCTCACCGACGCTTGCCGTCATAATGTTGCTGGCCCCGGCGGTGCCGTCCGGGAACACATAGCGGATTTGGATGGATACCTTCTGCAGGGCGTCGAAGCCCAGTGTATCCTTCTGCGTCAGCCGCGTAACGATGGCCTCGGCGGTGATTTCCAGATCGTCGCCGGTCTTTTCGAGGACGACCCTGCCACGCTGGGAATAGGTGAGAAAGACCGTCGCGCCGGTCAGGTCGATGTTCGTCTTGAAGGTATTGGTCGGCGTGGTTCCTCTTTTCATACCGCCACCTCCTGTCAAAATTCTTCCAGGGTAAAGGACACCGTCCACAGGCCGTCCGTCCCGCTGGTGCGTTCGGAATGTTCGGCGGGCACGGCCTTAAACCCCCGCAGGCGCATGGATCGCTCCACATACCCATGCGTTTCTATGTCGTACAGCCTGACGGCCACATAGTCCTTTTTGCTGTAGGCTTTGAATTTGCCCGCCCAGGTGGACGTGCATTGAAAGGAAGCGGAAACGGACAGCTTGTCGTAGCGCGTCACGATAATCTGATCCGTTCCCGCCTCCGTTTCGTTCACGCTTTCCACGACAGCGGATTCTTCCTCCCAAGAGGCGGGTGTGAAGATTTTTTCGCCGTCGAACATGATGGGATAGTCTCGAAGCATCTTATCTCCCTCCCGAACGATAGCTGGCGGCCTTGTTGGCCTTCACCACGATTTCCTCTATCCGCTCAGAGCCGATATAGACGGGAATCGTAATGTCGCCCGCCGACTGGCTGTTGTTGTTCGACAGGCTCTCCCGGAGAGCGGCGATCAAATCCCCAGCGCCGGTATTCGCTCCGGCAATACCAGCGCCAGCGCCTGGCAGGGCGGGCGTCAGCACCATATCACCGGCCAGTCCGTTCATGGCGTTCTGGATCATGCCCCGGCTGCGTTCGATGCCCTGGGCCAGCCCGCCGATGAAGTCCGGCATCCAGGATTCATAGTCCGTCAAAGGCCCCTCGTCTGGGACGCTGAAATGCAGGAAGGATTTGATCTTCGCCGCGATGTCGCTCACGGCGGAGGTCAGCGAGTTCATGGCGCTCTTGATGCCGTTGACGATCCCGTTCACCAAATCCGCGCCCCAGTTCCACGCCTGGCTCGCCAGGTTCTTCACGAAATTGACGGCGTTGTTGAAGCCGTTCTGGATCGAAGTGACAATGTTGGAGATGGTGCCGGTTATGCCGCTATAAATATTCGTCCATATGGACTTCACCGACGTACTCAGGCCCTGCAATGTCGAAGTGACGTTGCTCTTTATATTCGTCCAGCCCGTGGATACCGAGGTTTTTATGTTCGTCAGTGTCGTGGATACCCCGGTCTTGATATTGTTCCAGGCCGTCGTTACGCTGGTTTTGATATTCGTGCAGGCCGTGGATACCGCCGTCTTGATCCCGTTCAGCTTGCCGCCCGTAATGTTGTTGAGGGCATCGAAGCCCAGGGTGAAATAGCCCTTGACGCCCTCCATCGTGGCGGCAGCAATACCTTTCAGCCCGCCACCGTGTTGCTCGTAGGCCGCCTGGATATTCGATCACTTATCCTGGACAGCGGTGGATATGCCGTCCGTAATCGTGGAGACCGTGCCGCTGATCGCGCCCCACACGGTTTCCGCCGTCCCCTTGATGCCCTCCCAGGCGGTAGAAAGGCCCTCGGTGATGCCGTTCCAGGCGTTGGTGGCCGTGGTGCTGATTCCCTGCCATATTCCGGAGAAGAAGGTGCTTATGGCATTGAACACGATTTCCGCCGTGGTCTTGATGGCATTCCAGGCGTTGGTGACAAAGGTCTTAATGCCATTCCATACCTTGACGGCAACATCCTTGACCTTTTCCCACAGGTTGATCCAAAACTCCCGGAATTCCTCGCAGTTGTTCCAGAGAAAAATAAAGGCCGCGACCAGCGCGGCGATGGCGGCAATCACGATCCCGATGGGGTTGGCGGCCATGACAGCGTGAAGCCCGGCCAGCCCGCCCTTTATGGTCTGGATCGCTCCGGCGACCTTCGGCACAATCGTCATGATGGTGCCGACAGCGGAAACGACCTTGCCGATTACGATAAGCACAGGCCCGATGGCGGCGACCACCAGGGCAATCTTGGTGATAAGCGCCTTCGTCGCCGGGCTCATGTTATTCAATTTATCGACCAAGCCCTGGATGCCGGAAACAATGTCGCGGATAACCGGCATGAGAATCTCCCCGAAGGAGATAGCCAGTTCTTCCAGCTGGGATTTTAGGATCGTCAGCTGGCCCTCCAAATTGTCCTGCATCGTCTCTGCCATTTGCTCCGAAACGCCGGTGGTGCTTTCGAGGGACTTTTGGACGGTTTCTATAGCGGCGATGGCGTCCTCAACGTCCATGTCGTACTCGCCCACGAGGTATTCCTGCAAATCCTCGGCGCTGGTGCCAACTTTGGTGAGGTTATAAATGATCTCGTCGGTCAGGCCCTGGATGCCGTTCCCCGTAGCCATCCACGCCTTGTCTGCGTACTTGCCCCACTTGACGCCGGACGCCTCAACGGCATCCGAAATCTCGTCGATGTTGTAAGAGCAGGTATCAATGGCCCCGGCCAGCTTGTTCATGTCGGCCTCGCTGCCGTTTATGACGGCAAGCCAGCCGGACATGGCGTTGGTGCCGAAGATCGCGGCGGCAGCCGCGCCTTGCTCCGCTTCGGAAAGGCCGCCCAGCTTTTGACGCAGCTGCAGCATCATTTCCCGGAGGGTGTACATCCTGCCGTTGCCGTCCGTGATGGATATGCCGTATTTATCCATAGCTTCACGGACTTGCTTGGTGGGCTTCACCAGGCGCGTCAATCCGGATCGGATCGTTGTACCGGCCTGGCTGCTCTTGATTCCGGCGTTCGCCATCATGCCGATGGCGAGGGCGGTGTCCTCGGCGGTGTACCCCAGGGCTCCGGCGACGGGCGCGGCATATTTGAATGTCTCGCCCATCATGCTGACGTTGGTGTTGGCGTTGCTGGATGCCGCCGCCAGGATGTCCGCGAAGTGGCCGGATTCCTGGGTCGACATACCGAAGGCCGTCAAAGCGTCGGTGACAATATCCGAAGTCGTGGCGAGGTCTTCGCCGGACGCGGCAGCCAGGTTCATGATGCCCTCGATACCGCCAAGCATGTCCTCGGTTTTCCAGCCCGCCATCGCCATATATTCCATGGCGGAGGCTGCCTCGGACGCGGAGAATTTGGTCTTAGCGCCCATCTCGCGGGCCTTCGCCCGCAGCGCGTCCAGATCATCTCCGGTAGCGCCGGAAATGGCGGCGACCTTGCTCATGCCGGTATCGAAATCAGCGGCGGTCTTGACGGCGGCGGTGCCCAGGCCCACGACGGCAGCGGTGGCCGGGAGAAATTTCTCCCCAACGCCGGAGATGTTATCCCCGATGTTTTTCAGCTTTTCGCCCTCGGCGGCAATCTTCTGGACGGCGGTGGCGGATTGGTTGGCCGCCGTTTCCAGGCGTTCCAATTCCTCCTTGGTCTCAACGATTTCGCGCTGCAGGGCGTCGTATTGCTCTTTACTGATCTCGCCTTTCGCCAGCGCGTCGTTGGCCTGCTTTGCCGTCGTTTCCAGGGTTTCCAGCTTTTGCTTGGTTTCGGTAACGGCGTCCGCCAGCAGCTTGTGCTTTTGCGCTAATAGCTCCGTATTGCCCGGATCGAGCTTCAAGAGCTTTTCCACGTCCTTTAGCTGGGCCTGGGTATTCTTGATCTTCGAGTTGACGCCTTCCAGGGCGGTCTGCAGCTTTGTGGTGTCCCCGCCGATTTGAACGGTGATGCCCTTGATATTCCGTCCGGCCATGTGTTACCTCCCTTCTCAAAATTATGTTTTAATCGCTACTTCCGGCTGATCCATATTTCCGCCGCGATGAACGCGAGGCAGAAGGCGAGAACCGCCAACAGCCACGGCCAGGCGGATAGCAGGAGCAATTCGACCTCAATCATCCTTTTGAATCCTTATCACACAATCCGAAATCGTCCACGCCAGCAGCGACAACAGTAAAAGAATCACGGCCAACAGCACATATGGCCAGGCGGATATAATGAACATATCCACCCGCGTCACCCAGGCCAGGATTTCCCGCTCTATATTCATAGGCACCCCCTTAGAAGTTGTCCATGTCCTCCTGCGAGGCCAGCTCGCGGTATTTGAATTCGTCGTTCCCGCTCTCGGCGTACATATCGTTCACCATGCCGATGGTCAGCAAGTCCAAATCTCGGATGGAGAGGCCGATTTGGACGCAGCGGAGCAGGAACAACGGGGTTGTCATCAGCCGCTCACTTTTGCGAGGTTTTTTTTAGACTGGATGTCCGTCTGAACATTCAAGCCCCACAATTCGATGATGGACGGCAGCACCTGGTAGATGGAGAAGGTGGAGAAATTGTCCAGCCATTCCTCCGGCGTATCCGGGATGCTCGGGTCGGCGTGCTTCGCCATGACATAGGCGATGTTCTGAACATTTCCAGCGAGAACATGTCCAGGTTAGATTCCTGCTCGCTGCTATCCCCGACAGCCTTTTCCAGCGCCCGGAGGTCTTTGTAGATGTCGCGGTGGAATTTCACGCGGTAGATGCGCGGGATGGCGGCGGAGGCGCGGAAAGCAACCTCCTGGCCGTCAATCACGATTTTCTTCATCAGCCCCATTAGCCCTGGCCTCCTTCATCGTCACTGGAATTGCCGCTGTCGTCGTCCCCGGAAATATCCGGCAGATACACGGCGTCATACCAGCCGTCATATGTGGCCTGGGTCGTGGTGTCGGACGTGCGGGCCTTCACGCGGCCATCCGGCAGCGGAGCCGCGTTGATGGAAAGGCTCTCGGTCTTGACCTCAATCTCCTCCTCGTTGGTAGAGGATTCGATGGTGGGCCGGGTCGCGGTGCAGTAGTACAGGACGTGCCGGATACCGTGCTTGTCGCCGTCGAATTCGAACAGCAGCGCGAAGGGCTCGGTTTCCACGTTGGCGTCCTCCATGAGCACCCCGTTGTCGTCCAAGGTCTCTTTGAGAATCTCCTGGTGGAATTCGTCCGTCACGAGGGCCAGCTCCAGGTCGCCGTCATAACCCTGGTTGTTGGAGATCGTGTAGTAGGCATAACCGTCCGCGTAGAATACGGAGGGCTCGCCGTTGGGATCAAGGGACAGCGATACCGCGCCGGGCATCGCCTTCGGCGTATCAAACCCGATTGCGCCGGTTTCGGCGTTCTTGGTCTGCTTGGCGTAGTGGACGTTCTTGATATTGAATTTGACCTTGTTCTTGGCCACAGTCAGTTACCTCCTACTTCAAAAGAATAGAGAACCTCGTACAGTCGCTCGCTTTCGATCCATACCTCGGATTTCTCATAAAAAAGGCCGTGCCGATCCAGCACGGTTTCCAGCCGGGTTTCCAGTTCCGGGTCTTTGAGGTCGGTGTACAATTCCATGTTCACCTGATTGATCTTGAAATAGACCCGGCCATCCGCTCCGAAATTGTCCGACCCCGGATAGAGAAAGCAGATGAAGGGCGGGTCGGGCGACTCGCCCTCAGCGAAATGGTCGTAAGCGATGGGCAGGCTGGTTTCTTCCAGCATTTCCATGAGTTCATTGTGGGTCATTTCAGCGCCTCCGTGATTTCCCGTTCCAGCTGCGCTATGCCGTGCTGTTCTGCTGGAGCGATATGCGGCCTCCCGGCGACGCGCCCGCCGTTGCGCTTGGCGTGGCCGTTTTCGAGAAGGTGCGCTATCATGTACCGCTTCGGAGAGTAGACCGTCACTTCCAGGACGTTAGCGTTCTCCCGCGTTTTCTTCGTGCGCCAGCTTTTCTTGTAGGTGCCGCGACGCACCGGCGCGTTGGCGGAGATTTCCTTTCGGACGGTCTTGCTCGCGTTCGTCACGGCGGTCTTCATGCTGTGGGTGGCAAGGTCGGCGTATTCCCGCAGGCCCCGCATGACGGCGTCGGCCAGGCCATCCACGCCCACATTCTGATCCGCCATAGCGTCACCTCTCCCGCAGCCGGGTATGGAGTTTCCGGCTGTTATGCCGGAAACCCATGTCGTCGATATTGAGAATGTCATAGGCGCGGTCTGCCAGCAGCACCCGGTATTGCTTGGAATTGATCGCCGCCGTTTCCGAGGAATATCGGACGGTTATATCCAGCCTGTCCGCCTCGTGGGTCGTGCCCGCCTCGGCGGTTTCCTCGGCGCTCTTGCCGCTCGCTACAGCCGTCGCCCAGCAGGAGAAGTAATCGCTCCATGCGGAGATATGGTTCCCGTTATGATCCGTCACGGGCGCGTTCTTCTGGATCGTGATTCTCACGCGCAAACCGGCAATGTTCATCACACCACCCCTTCCCGGACGGCGAACAGCAGCGAGCGGAGCATGATAATGAGGTTGTGATGGTCGGCGTCCTCACGATGCTCGAAAAGATACCCCAGGGCATACATGACGGCCACCTTGACGGTTTCCCGGACGGTATTCAGCTCGACCTCGGTATACCGCTCGGTTTCCGCCGCGTCGGAGTCAATGTCGGCCCATTGCTCCGGCGACAGGCGGGCCACGTCCATGCACAGCCTTTCGGCAGAGGATAGCAGGCTGCCGACCACCGTGTCCTCGTCCGCCGTATCCACGCGGAGATATTCCTTTGCTTCATCGAGCGTTATAAGAGCCATGATCGGTCAGCCTCCTATTCACGGGATCAGGCGCTCTTCATTTCGAGCACCTTGATGGCCTCGGGGAGAATAACCTTGCCGTCCACGCGCTCGGACGCCAGGAAACCGACCTGGCCCGTGGGCGCGTAAAGCTCGTTGAGGCGCTTGAAGGAGCGGCCCTGACGATCCGCGACCCAGTAATAGCCCAGGTCGCCAAACAGGATAGTCTTGGCGCTGGCGGCGAGCTCCGGCATGAAGGTGGAGGTGTACAGCGGGCGGTTCAGCAGGCGGTCGGGCTGGCCCGCCTGGACGCTGGGCTGCCACAGGTAGTCGCCGTTGTTGTTCTTCAGCTTGCGGATCGCCTTGATCGTGGAGTCGTTCATCACGAACACGGCGTTCTTCCGATAGGGAGCCCGCAGGGAGTAGAACAGATCCATGATCTCGTCCATCGGGATGGCGGTGGCGCTGGCGGCGGTCACGCCGGTTTCCGCGCCGCCCGTAGCGGCCAGCACGCCCAGGGGCTTGCCGGAGCCGTCGCCGGTAAAGAACGCTTCTTCCTCGGCGGCACCGATGCGGCGGGCGAATTCGCGGGCGATATACGAGGGCATGTCGAAGACGCTGTCGTTCAGCAGTTCCTCGGAAATCTTGATCATCGTGGCCAGCTTGTAAGCGCCGATGGATACCTGGCCGAAGGCGTCGTCGCTCTCGGGATACTGGCCGCCTTCGTCGATCCAGGCGGCGGTGCCATGGCTCGCCACGACGGGAATCTTGCGGTCGCCGGAGCTGGTGGTGATGACGTGGGCCAGGGAGCGGAAGATGTTCTGATCCTGCAGGGCGTCGATCAGGGTGCGCTGGTACTCGTCCGGCACGAGATAGCCGCCCTCGGAGTCAGTGCCGATGGTCAGCGCATTGTAGACCTCGTGGGACACGGACTTGGCCCGCATCGCCCGCCAGAAGTTCTCCCGGTATTCGTCGGAGGCGCGACCCTTCTTCTCGGGCTTGTTGGCCTCGGCGTTCACCGTGGCGTCCGGGCGCGTGGTGATGGCGCGGTTGACGGGCAGATTCATCTCGGCGTCGATGGCAGCCTGGCGCTCCATGCGCTCGACCTCCTTGCCGAGGTTGATAACCTCGTCCTCCATCCTCTGGTAGGTGGCGCTGTCCTCGGCGGTCATGGTGCCGTCCTCGGCGCGGTGGGTATCCAGGAATGCCTTGGCGGCATCCCACAGGCGGGCGCGGCGAGCGCGCATTTCAAGAATCTTAGTCATGTGGAAAACCCTCCCATAAAAGTTGATATTTAATGAGCTGCAGCTTCGGATCATCGTCCGAAACAAAAACACGCGAGGCGTCCGGCTTCGGAGGCGTCGCGTTTACAGGGTCGGTCTGTTCAGGCTTGTCACGCTCCGGCATTCGGGCGCGGAGCTTGTCCATCAGGCAGTTGGTGACGGCGCGGCGGGAGAAGGTGAAGCTATCCTCCGGCGCGTCCAGCCCGGCGTTCGGCTGGTAAGCGATTTCATCACAAAAGCCGAGTTCCAGGGCCTTCTTTGCGTTCATCCAGGTTTCCCCGTCCATCAGGTGGGACAGGCGAGCGCGGGACATTCCCGTCTTGATCTCATAGGCGTTCAAGATGCTTTCCTTCACCTCGTCCAGCAACTGGATCGCCTTGCGCATTTCCTCACTGTCGCCCATAGCGACGGTCAGGGGGTTGTGAATCATCATCAGGCTTACCGGCGTCATAATGACTCGTGTCCCGGCCATAGCGATAACGCTGGCCGCGCTCGCGGCGATGCCGTCCACCTTGACGGTAATGTCGTGCGGGTAGTCCATCAGCATGTTGTAGATTTGCGCCGCCGCGACGCAATCGCCGCCCGGCGAGTTGATCCACACGGTTATCGGGCCGTCCCCGGCGAACAGCTCCTGCCGGAATACCTTGGGCGTGATTTCATCATCGAACCAGGATTCCTCGGCAATCGCGCCTTCCAGGCGCAAGGTGCGCTCCTGGGGATTGCCTTCGTTCCGCACCCAATTCCAGAACCGCTTCATGTATCAGCCTCCTTTGGGTTGGTCGACGGATCACCGGCGAAAAGCCCGGCGTCCTCCAATTTGGTCATGTTCCCGTTAATGAGGTACAGATCGCCTCCGGCCTCTGCCGGAATGCGGTCAAGGTTCTCCAATTCCCGGATGTCGTTGGCGCTCATCCAGCCGTTCTGCCGAGCCACGGCGTAACCGTTCATCCTCGACTGGTAGTCGCCCCGCAGCAGGCCCTCAACATTGAACCGGGCGAAATACCGGGCCTTCTCCGAGGGCAGCAACAGTGTCCTATGGATCGTCTGCTCCCAGCGGGCAATCCAGGGAGCCAGGGTATACTTGACAAATTCCAGGGACTGTTGTTCAATATTGGAAAAGCTGCTCTTGTCCAAATCCCCGACCATGTGCGGCGGGACGCGGAATATCCGGGCGATTTCATCAATCTGGAATTTGCGCGTTTCCAGGAATTGCGCCTCCTGAGGATTGACGCTGATCGGTTTATAGGACATTCCTTCTTCAAGGATGGCGACCTTGTGGGCGTTCTTCGCGCCTTGGTAAATCGCGTTCCAGGAGTCCCTCACGCGCTGCGGATTTTTCACGACGCCCGGATGCTCCAAAACTCCGCCGGGCTGAGCGCCATTGGAATAGAAGGAAGCCCCATATTCATCGCAGGCCAGCCCCAGGCCCACGGCCCGCTTCGCCATCGCAATCGGGCTGTAGCCGACGAGGCCGTCGAAGCCCAGGCCAGGGATATGAAAAACGTCCTCCGGCAGTAGCAGCACAGAGGACTTCTTTCCCAGGGTGTTGGCGTCGGAATCCGAGCGGGTATACTCGTAATACATACGCCCTCGGGCATCCCGATCCACGGTCATGCGATCCGGCATCAGCGGGTACAGCGCCACCACATCGCCACGCCCGTTTCGGATGATCTGAGCGTAGCCGTTGCCCCAAAGCAACAGGTGCGTCATAAGGGTCTCTCGGAAGGAGAAGGCCGACATTTCCGGGTTGGGCTCGTCGTGGAGCAGCGCGTACAGCGGATGATCCAGCGCCTTCTCTTTGCCGCCCGCAGCGTTGTACTTGTAGAAGTGCAAGGGCAGCGCGGCGACAGCCTCGGAGAGTATCCGCACACAGGCGTATACCGCCGACATCTGCATGGCGGTACGCTCGTTGACGGCCTGGCCCGCAGCCGTTCCGCCGAAGAAGAAGGAATAGGCGCTGCCGTTCAGCGCGTTGGATACGCTGCCGGGCTTGTCCCGCGCCCGGAATAATATACTGAATATGTTCAAATTTAATCGCCCCTTTACTTATACATAAGGACTACAGAAGGAAGTATATGTTACTATTTTATCAGCACTCACTAATAGCGAGTGCTGATAAACAAAGAAAGGAGGTAAATGCCTATGAGTTTGCGCCCTGGCGAGAAGGCACCTGCTTCGGGACAGTACGGCGTCATTGGGCCTCGCGGTGGTAATACTGGAAAAGAAGTCACCGTGGTAAAAGGTGAGCCGATGCCGCCTACTCCGAAGCCTGGTATGGGTTATGTTATGAATGATCCTACCAATAACAAATCAGGCAAACCCAAAAAGTAAATATGCCAACTGAGCTGCCAAAAGGCAGCTCTTTTAAATATACAGGAGTCCTCTCTCATCATACACAGAGGAACCTTCGCCCTCATGCCGGATGGCTCTGTCCAGCGCCATAATGGTGGCAATAGCCCCGTCTATCTTCTCGGTGGATTTCTCTTTGTCAGCCTTGATGTTCCCAGCCGGGTCGGTGCGTATGGTGACATTATCGACCATCCAGCGAAGTACCGGGTGGCCGCCGTGGGCGATTTTCTGTTCCAAGACCAGTTTCATCAATTCCTTGGTGGGCGGCGACATATCCTTGTAGCCCTGGCCGAAGGGCACCACGGTGAAACCCAGCCCTTCCAGGTTCTGCGTCATTTGAACCGCGCCCCAGCGGTCAAAGGCGATTTCCGCGATGTGATACCGGGTGCCGAGTTCTTCAATGAATTCCTCAATGAAGCCATAGTGGATCACATTGCCCTCGGTGGTATACACCAGGCCATCGTGCTGCCATATGTCATAAGGCACATGATCCCGCTTGACGCGCAGATCAATGGAATCCTCCGGCAGCCAGAAGAAGGGCAGAATCTCGTATTTTCCGTCCTCGTCCTCGGGCGGGAATACCAGCACAAAGGCCATAATATCCGTGGTGCTGGAAAGGTCAAGCCCGCCATAGCACAGCCGCCCGCGCAGGCGCTCGGGATCGACGGGAAACGCGCAGGCGTCCCACTTGTCCATCGGCATCCAGCGCGTGGTCGCGTTCGTCCATTGACACAGGTGGAATTGACGAAACTGCATTTCCTCGGCGGGATTCTGCTGCGCCGACGCGCAGGCCGCCTTGTAGTAATCAATATCCACGGTCTTGCCGAGGGACGGGTTGACGGCCTTCCAGACCTTCGGGTCTGTCCAGTCGGCTTCATTCGGAATGGAATACACGACGGGATAGAAGGTCGGGTCATGCTTGCGGCTTTCCAGTATGTCTACGGCCTTTGAGTGTACCTCGTAGCAGATGGAGTTTTTATCGCTGCCCGCTGTGGTAATGACGAAATTGAGCGGTTGCTTTCGGGCAGCGCCGGAGCCCTTGGTCATTACGTCAAACAGCTTTCGATTCGGCTGGCCCAGCAGTTCGTCGAAGATGCAGGCGTGGACGTTGTAACCGTATTTCGAGGCGACCTCCGAGGACAGCGCCTGGTAGATGGAACGGGTGGGGAGGTAGACGATGCGCTTCTGGCTTTCCACGATTTTCACGCGCTTCAACAGCGCCGGGCATTGCAGCACCATGTCCTTCGCCACGTCGAATACGATGCTGGCCTGCTGGCGGTCATTCGCGCAGCCGTATATCTCAGCGCCTTCCTCGCCGTCCCCGGCGAGCATATACAGCGCGACGGCGGCGGCCAGCTCACTCTTGCCCGCCTTCTTGCAGATTTCCACGAACGCGGTATTAAACTGGCGGTATCCGTTAGGCTTGATCGTCCCGAACAAGTCCCGAATAATGGTCTCCTGCCAGTCGAACAGCAGGAAGGGCTGGCCCGCCCATATGCCCTTTGTGTGTTTGAGCGACTGGATGAAATTCACGGCGTGGTCAGCCCGCGCCTTGTCATAATGGGAGGTTGGCAGCATGAACGGGGACTTCTTATGCCTTTTAGCCATGCCGCCCGCGTCCTCGCTTTCCGGCCTGCGGGAAATTCAGCCGGGCGTATTCCCCAAACACCAGCTTTGCGACGCAATCCCGCGTCCGAGCCGCGCTTCGGGCGTCGTCGAAAATACCGAGGTGATGCTTGCGTCCGTGGACGTGAATATATGCCTCATAGCTGTCGGAATCCTTGACGCCGCTCACGCCGATATACCCACTCGTGTTGGTGCATCGTCGCTTTTGATTGAAGGCGTTTTGCTGGTGCGTCACGATCCGCAGATTGCCCCGGCGATTGTCCAGCTTGTCCCCGTTGATATGGTCGATCTCCCCCTGGATATTCGGATACAGCATTTTATGAAATACCACAGTCCGGCCCTTATGGTGGGTCGCCGGGTATCCGCGCTTGCCGTGGTGCCAGGTGTGATCCCGGATCAACGGCAGATCGAGTTCGTCAAAAAGAAAAGTGCCGCCGTTCTGAAAGTAGGCGACGCCACCCTGATCCGTCAGTTTATACTTGTTTCCCATGCCGCCCCTCCCTTCATTGTGGCATCAAAAAAGGCCCTCGCGGGCCTATGGGCTTAGAATTCGTATCCGGCGAAGCGGATGATCTCTTTCATGGCGTTCAGTGCCCGCTTGGGGCTGCTGTAGTCGCGGGTATCCGTCCGCCGCCCGTCCTGGTATATCTGAATGAGCGGGTATCCGTAGCTGATCTTCGCCCTGATTTCATAGCTGGAATGCACCAGGCCGTGCCATACTACCTCGGAGGTGCGCTCCCACTTCCGGGAATAAATGTCGTTGCCCGCGTAGTCCTTCTCGCCGGTCGCCTCGAAGCCGTTCTCGGTCATGATCTCGATGAATTCCTTGGTCAGCTGCTCTACGGTCTTTTTCATGGTGTGTGCCTCCTCGATTTAGTGTGAGTGAGTGTTACCACAGACACCTTGAAAAGACAAGCTCTTTTTCAAAAGTTATTTTCAAAAAAGCGCCCACAAATACAGGCGGGACTGGCCCGCCCATATTGCCGCCGCGCCTACTCTATGCGCAGCGCCGCCGCCTGCTCCGGCAATACCTGCTTGAACAATTCCATATACCGTTTGACGGCATGGCTCATAAGCGGCCCCTGGAGGGAGGTTTCAGACCAGCAGATCAATTCTTCCTCCGGCACGCTGTATTCGCCGGGAATGAAGCGCGAGCCGTCGTAGTGCGGGCAGCTGGGTTTCAGCACCTTCTCCATTTCGCCCTTGCTGGTCGTGCAGAGGATCATCCTGGCCTTTTTGTCCGCGATGGTGAAAATAAGTTCTTCCAGGTATCCGCGCCGCTCGTAGCATTTCAGATTGGCTCCAAGCTGCCGGAGGGCGTCAAACTGCAGCGCCAGTACCCTTTCGGGCTTTCGTTCGTCACATATCAATTCCGCGAAGTACGGAATCAGGGCAATGTCACATCTGCTCATGGGCACCGTCCTTGCGGAGCATTTCATCAAAAACCTGTTTCATCTCCGCTTCTTCTTCCTCCGTCCAGCTGCCGTCGAAATCAGGGTTGACCCAGCATATATCCTGGGGCTCCATTTCCAGGTCGGTATCGGGCGTCAATTCCTTGTCAGGGTCGCGCCCGTCCGTGAGCATTTCGACGGCCTTCGCCTTGACCTCATCGCTGGTGGCTTCTTCCTCGACCTCGACGTACATTCGGTAAAACCGCTTTATCGCCACGTCGCAGGGTACAATGAGCTTTCTCTTTCCTTCCATGCCCCGGCCCTCCTATTCGCTGATCTTGCGGATACGGTCAACGCCGTATGCCGCGCCGAGGCTGCTGCCGTTGTCCCAGGCGATATGCACCGTGGCTATATCATCCACGTCAACCACTGTCCCGCGAAGCCCGGCAGGCATATCGCGGTAAGGGGCGTTCATTTCGACCAGTTCGACCCGCGTTCCCCTGGGATACCTGGCCCGCAGGCTTTCTACCACTTCTCGCTTCGGGTATCCGTTCATACAGCAGCCCTCCTTAGTATTCATCCGGGAACAGGATCGTCGTCGCGCTGTGATCCCATTCGGTGATGATCCATATCTTCCAGGCTTTCCCGTCCTGCTTTTTGTAGGCTGCCAGGATACGGTCGTTGCCGTTTTTCACGGCGCTGTCGTTCTGCTTCTTGTCGGACTCCGGCAACTCACCCCAATCACATTCCAGGTAGCGTCGCAACGAAGCCTGCACGAATGCGTCGAAGTCGGGATTCTCCCGCATTGCCTCGGCAACACCCGCCGTCGCCACCAACTGCCCCAGGTAGAAATTCGCCATAATGAAACCCCCTTCATATTTCCTCGAAAGTATCATTGAAATGCTGCCAGCGCCCTTCCTTCTTTACCTTGGAATAACCCCAGCGGCAAATCCGAAAATCGTCGGGCGTGTATCCGACATAGTAGTACTCGTCGCGTTCCTCAACCGAGGTCACAGTGGCCGAGAATTTCGTAATCACGCCGTTTTGGTCGCGGGTTATCATATACCGCTTGCCAGCTTCGATTTTCATATGGCACCCCCTTCCCAAATTGATGAGAGAGTGTTACCATATTCACGTCGGAAAGACAAGGCTTTTCGAGCATTCGCAGACGGAAAAACCGCCCGAATGGGCGGCGGAGTTCGTGGTTACAGGGTGAAGCGGATGCCCAGGATTTTTTCCTCGGTGTCTTCGCCCCAGCGGTGGGATTTCTTGGTGATGGTGCAGAGGCCTTCCATTTTGCAGCCTTCGGCGGCGAAGCCGTGGAGGTCTTCCATAAGGCCCGTGCTCTGGTTCGTGGTTACGAAGGTCTTGATACCGGCCTGCCGAAGGGTGTCGATGAAGTCGTGGAATTCCCGCTCCCAGCAGGAGTCCTCGAAGATAACCTCGTCGCCTTCGCTATACCGCCAGGCCCGGTAGGCCTTGCAAGCACCGGAGCTGATCGGGTACTGGAAGTCCCGTTCTTCCTCAGCATACCAGGCTTTCAGCTCGTCGCTATCCCAGCCCTTGGTGTCGATGATCTCCTGCTTGAGCGCCTTGTGCGCGTCGTGCCTCAGGTCGAAGTCGCGGGCGATGCGGCTGAGTTCCTCGAAATATGCGTTGTTCTTCATTGTGGTGTCCTCCCTCGTTTTAGTGTGAGTGAGTGTTACCATACTCACCGTGGAAAGACAAGCCTTTTTGAACATAACTTTCAAATTTTCTCGGCCTTTTCCCCGGTAAATTGCTCCCACCGGCGAAGGATCAGGTCGCAATGCAGCGGGTCGGATTCGATGGCCCGGCAGCGCCGCCCGGATTGCTCGCAGGCGATCAGCGTGGAGCCCAGGCCCGCGAACGGGTCAAGGACGCTGGCCCGGAGGTCGCTGTGCATTTTGACGCAGCGCCAGGGCAATTCCACGGGAATCAAAGCCTCGGTATCCTTGTCGCGCTTCATCACCGATATTTCCCACACGCCCGCGTATCCCCATGTCCGGCGTTCCTCCTTGGTCAGGCGGCGGACAAATTGATAGGCGTGGGACGCGAAGGCCGACACCCAGGTATATTCCTGGTCATTGTAGCTCTCGGTTTCATCCCCGGCGAAGGCCGCCAGGAAGTCATATTGCGGGACGGGCTTGGTGGAGGCGTTCTGCAGCGCCGAGGCCGTGGGGATATTCCCGGTCATCTTCCATACCCGTATCCAGAGCGGGCGCAGATTCTGATCCGCGAACAGGCTAACCGCGTGGACGGCCATCGGCTCAATGAATTGCGAGCCGGTCTTGGCGAGGTCGCCGGTCTGCCAGCAGATAATATCCGCGTGGGCGGCCAGCAGCCGGATAACCCTGGCCATGCGTTCCAACCAGGGCGCGATGCCGTCCCGCGCATACGCGGCGGGATCGACGGGCGGCGAAGTGACGACGCACTGCGCTCGCTCCGCCCCCAGCAGCCGGTCATAGACGGCTGGGTCGGCGGGATCGCCGCATATCAGCACATGGTCGCCCAGCTGCCAGGCGTCCCCCGGCATGGATACCGGGCCGCCCGCGTCCTGGATTTTCTTCTTCTCGGCCCCGGCGTCGAAATCGTCCTCAACCGCCTCATGGGAATAGAAGCGGTTCAGAAGGGCGTCCACCTCCCCGGCGTCGAAGCCGGTAAGGGATACGTCGAAGGACTCGGCGTCGAAGTCGGCCATGATCGCGGCCAGTTTGTCCTCGTCCCAATCGCCCTGGATTTTGTTCAGCGCGATATTGAGAGCTTTTTCATGGGGGAGGTCGAGATCGACCACGACACAATCAATCTCGGTTTGCCCCATATCCAGCAACACCTTCAGGCGCTGGTGCCCGCCGACCACGTTGCCGGTCTGACGGTTCCATATCACCGGCTCCACATACCCAAACTCACTGATCGACCTTTTTAGCTTCTCGTATTCCCTGTCGCCCGGTTTCAGATCGACACGGGGGTTGTAGGTTGCGGGATTCAACCGGGCAGCCGGGATTTTCTCTATGTTCATTCAGATCTCCTATATAGTTCTCGAAGGGGATTCCCATATACTCCAAGACCCGGCGCATACCCAGGCCTCCCGCCTCCCAGTCCCTCATGCAGTAGCGCCACAGCTTCGGGTGGGTACGCTGCAGGCGCTGGAACCGGGTTGGCTCGCCGTCGTAATGCGCACCGAACATACAGAAGATGCAGCCGGTTCGGGCATAACCCATGTCATAAATCTTGGAGTAGGGGATGCTGTTCTCGCTGATATAGGCCCACACGTCCGCCTCCGTCCAGAAGGACATGGGCTTACTGGTGGGCCGCTTGGCGTCGTAGGCGTTGCAGCCCTCCTGGAGCCAGTGCTGGGTGCGCAGCTTGGATTCCGACGCCATCGTGCCTATGATGGGGACGCGCCCGGTTTCGTGGGCGTATCGCTTCATGGGCTTTTTCTTCATTTCATTACAGCACTCGTCGCTGATCTTGAACGGCGCGTTCATCAGGTAATGCCACTGATCCGATATGCGGAAGGTGCTGCGTTTGTCGGTGCCTCGGACGCCATACAAGCGCCTGGCCTGGCCCTCGGCACTCCCGCGCCGGGCTTCGTCGATCCATTTTGCCTGTTCTTTGCCGATCACGGGATAACCGTACTTTTCCAGAACCTTGCGGAAGGTCATGTCCGGCCTTAGCCAGACCACGTTGGGGGTCGTTTTCACGAATTCCCTGATTTCCGGGAATTCCAGGCCGGTATCGGAGAACACGGCGGGCACATCCGGGTACAATTCCCGGACAAGATGAAGAAGAACGGTGGAGTCCTTGCCCCCGGAGAAGGAAACATAGACCTCGCCGTTCCAATGCTCATACCATTCCCGGATGCGCTGCTGCGTCATTACGACCTTTCCTGCCAGCGGCAGCGATTGCAT